AAGCAGAAGTTTCGATTTCGTTAGCTGTTCCAGCAATCGTTAATGATTGTGAATCTAGGTCTACTGACCCTGTTCCTGAACCACCTGCGAAGTCTAAGTCTTCTAAAGTTGCAGTTGCTTGGATTTTGTCCAAGATAGCTGCAGATGTCATTAATGATACGTCATCATCAGAGAATGATTCCCCTGAAGTTTGGACTACCGCACCATCTAACATTGCGAATTCTACAGTTCCAGCACCTATTACAGTGACACCTGCTGAATTCATTGTTATATCACCACTCATTGATACGTTGTCAAATGAATCACTTCCGTCATGAACAAGTATTTGTCCAGTGCTTGGATTTGAGATATCTGTATCAGACGCACCTTCTAGTGAAGATGTTGTTGAGACAAAAGAAAGGTTTCCTGAACCATCTGTTGCCATAACTTGGTTTGCACTACCATCTGCTGAAGGTAATGTAAAGGATACATCAGAAGCTAGTGTATCGGGAGATTTAAGAGCAACAGAGTTTGTTCCGTTGTCTGAATCTTCCATTAACTTTAATGAACCACCTGAAGTAGAACCATTACCAACTTTTAAGTTAGCAGGGGTTGCACTTGAACCAGCCAACATGTCCGTGTAATACTTACCACCGATGGCTTGTATTAATGGAGTTGAGTTGTCTGAGTCTACGGATTCAATAAAAAGTTTTGCACTATTTCCTGAGTTAGCCCTATCTTGCACATACGCTAATTCACCTTCCGATAAGTCTGAGACTGTTGGAGCTGATAAGCCAGTGCTTCTTTTGATTTGAATAACTGTTGCCATTTTTATTTCCTAGTTTTTTAAAAAAATTAAAATTGTTAATATTAATTCTCGTTCACTATCCCGAGAGATACATTATATATAAAACTATCCTCTCACTATGAGGGTCGATACCTCACTGGTTGGTATCCTTGATTGAAGTGTGTCTATCTTTGTGTGTTCTGTATTTTATTTATAACATTGAAACGTCTAACTTAGAACGTTCCACCATCTAAAATTGTTGTAGTAGTCCATTTATCTGTTGTTGCATCATAAGATAAAAGTCCGTCATCTGTTTCACTTGCATCTACATCTGATAATTCGTTGATTGATTTTGCAGATAGATTTACATTTGAAGATGAATTACCGATTGCAACTTGTTTTGCACGGATATTACCTTGTCCTTGGACTTTACCACCAATAGTTGCAACTCTACTTAATGTTCCTTTAATTGTCATATCATTACCTCGTGACGCCTGGTGTGACAATAGCTTGACCTTCTACCACACGAGTAGTCTGTCCACCACCACTTGTCACATTTAAATCATAAACATATCTACCCGATTCCAAAGCAGTTGTTTGAGTATCAGTAAGTGATAAGGTGACTTGACCTGTATTTTCTGCAATAGAAGTAGAAAACGTTGAACTGACACTAGAAGAACCATAGGTCTTTCTGATTTGTGCAGCTGCAGAATAACCACTCATATTTAATGCACCACCACTAGTGTCCGTGACATCTACAGTGATACTGAAATCTGTTCCTTGGTCGATAAATATATTTGCAATAATAGCCATATAACTATTTATACAAAATTATTGTTGAGTGTTTGAAGGGTTTTTAGAGAATCTTGCAGTTGGAACTGTTTGGTGTATTTTCTCTGCAGTATTTTGGTTATTAACATACATTTCCTCTAGTTTTTCGGGTGTTGCTTGAGCACCATCTTTATTCACATATACTGCTTTCACCTTTGCAATAGGGCCGATACTTCTAGTTGTTGTGTATGGTGTCTGATAAATGAAAGGAGACCTATGTTGATAGGAAACCTGATAAGGTGCTTGATATATTGAAGGTTGTTGAACAATATTTTGTGTTGCAACTTGTTTATTTACAGGATTTTGATATGTAAATGGAGACCTATACTGAATTGTAAGTTGTTGTTGTGCATTTGCAATATAAGGACTTGACGCTTGTCCGTCTCCCCTTGCTTGAATCGTTGTTTGTTGATTTGCAATAACAGGGTCGTTTACCTGTTGTTGATTCTGAAACGTAAATGGTTGCTGGAATGCACCTATAGGTGTTGTAAATGCAGCCACTGGTTGTTGAGATGCAGCTATAGGACTCTGATATGCAGCTATAGGACTTCGATATGCATCTGTTGGTTGTCTATATGCAGCTATAGGACTCTGATATGTAAACGCTGCTACTGCAACTGGTTGTCTACTTGCAGCTTGTGGTTGTCTTGCTGGGTTTGGTTGTTGCAATAATTGTTGAGCATTGGCTGGATTTTGTGAGACCAATGTAATCATTGGAGACTGATATGAACCATTTTGATATGTCGTAGGTAATTGATACGGGTAGTCTTCACCATTATATGGATTAAAATAAAAATTGGTGGTCTGTCTGTTTGCTGGATAAGCTGAAACAGGTTGTTGCGCAGACACATATGCACCTTGAACACTAGTTGCAACTGGAGTTCTTTGTTCTTGAGGATTCGCAAACTGCATGTTTCCTGCTACCTCGCCAGGAATTCCTGTAGGAGGTCTAGGGAATTCTTTAGGTTCAATGTTTGCTTGAAATACCTGATAATAATAAATTGCAGGCTGTCTATTATTAGCAAAGTTAACCGATTGGGCATTAATAATAATAGGGGCGACATTTTGATATGTAAATGGACTTCGATAAGAACTTCGGGATATAAATGGTGACTGGTCTGCAGCTATAGGACTCTGATATGTAAATGCAGCTACTGGAACTGGTTGTCTACTTGCACCAATAGGTGTTTGAACAGCAGCTACTGGTTGTTGAACTGCAGCTACTGGTTGTCTAGAGGCATCTGTAGGACTTCGATATGCAGCTGTTGGTTGTTGAAATGAATCTACAGGTTGTCTCCCTTGGTCGATAAACGGACTACTTCTTTGATTTTGATGATTATATATCGCAGGCTGTTGATATGTAAACGGACTTTGAAATGGATTCTGTTGTTGGTTCTGATAAGTGAACGGACTAGGTTGTCGTGCATCTTGCACCAATAACTGACCATTAACTGGATTTCTGTATGTAGTAGGAGTCTGACTCGGACTTCTATATGTTGTCTGAGCATTTACTGATATCTGTCTAACTGCTTGCTTTACTTCATTACTTTGAGCATTAGCAGGCACTTGACCTTGATATGGTTGTTGTAAGGTTGTTCCTATATTAATGTATATTTCGTCTGACATTTCATCTCATTATATAACAAACCACAAGTGTCCCACTGAGGTTCCACTTGCAGTTGAAGGTGCTGAATTAACTATTTCGTAATCTAATTCTATACTATCACTATTTATCTCAATTCCATTAGAGGTATTTGCACCGAACTCACCAGTTGTTGAGTTGTAATTAAGTCCAGCACCACCTTGAAGGGCACCTCTTGCATCTGAATCTGAATATGTTGCACCAGCAGTAAAGGTAAGTGTTCCCAATCCATCATCATATGCAACTGATATATTACTATGTGTTGCACTTGTAATCATTGATGCAGCTGCATCTTGAATTCTTTCTGTAGTTGAAAACAGATTTGTTGTTCCTTCAGTAATATCGTCTGAATCACCACTTAATGATGACATATCTTGGTTAGTTGCTGGTTCCCAATATCCATTTGCATTATCCCATACTAAAATTTGACCATTTGTTGGGGTTGTGGTATAATTAATGTCTGATAAACCACTTGCAGAATGTGTAGATATACTTGAAACTGTTCCTGAACTACCTGAAGTTCCCGAAACATTTCCAGTCACATTTCCAGTGACATTTCCAGTTAGATTCCCAACAAAATTCTTACCATTTGCAAGTGTAATATCTTCTTGTGAATATACACCAGTTCCATTAGAATCAAATTCTATTTTTGCACTTGTTGATAAAGAAGTAGTTCTTCCAGTTGAAGAACCATTTAGGATAACACCATTTGCATTTTTATTGTAAATTGTGTTTATTGCTGTTTCAGTGAACTGACCAGCTTCTCCACCACCAGCACCAATAGAACTACCAATATATGAACCAGTGTATGCAAAAATTGATACAACATCACCAACACTTGCACCTGTGTTAAGTGTAATCTCTGTATGTTTGTTTCCGTCTACACCACCGATTGAATAGTCTGTTCCTAATATTAAAAGGTTTGTATTTTTGAATACTTGAATTCTTCCACTTCTAAAAACAAGTGAGTTATTGTCTGAATCATTACCCGTAAATACTGTTTGATTTGCTGTTGCAACGTATTGGAATTCTTGAAAAAAGAATGACTTATCTTCAAGGCTGTTAAGTGCATCAACCACATTTGTAGTTGATTCAGTTCTTAAACCCGATAACTCACCAACATCAACTGCAAGTTCATTATACTTCGTCCTAAAGTTTTCAATAGTGCTAAATTGGTCTACTGTTTTTGCCATTCTATCTCTCTATAAGTTTGGTTAATAAGGATTTAATTTCGTCCATATCACCTTTTAATGTATTTATCTCTTCACGAGTTGTTTTCATAAGTTCTCTACGTTTCATTGTTAATTTAAAGTTTTCTATATCTGTATTAACAATTCCGTGTGAACTATCGTCTCTTACTAAATGTGAGTGACCTTCAACTTTTATATATTCAATATCTTTCATTATGCAAGTGCCATACACCTAAGTGCAGTCACTAATGGGACTACGGAAGTGTTTGTTCCTTGACCCACAATTTTCACTGCAAAGGCACTGAATTCGGGTAAGTCGTTTGCAGTAAATTCGTATTCTTTAAAGTTTCTACCATCGTTCTCAACAGAAGTATCGGGAACACCACTAGTATTGAAATATTCAAATCCAATATCGTCTAATGGTATGTCTTCGTCATTTTTAATTATCTTATACATGACTTTTAAATCTGTAGTAGGTGGTCTAAAGAAATCTGCAATTACTTTAATACTTGTAGCAGGTGTTTTAAGGTTCACTTTACGTGTCACATATACCATTGCATTAGAATCCCCTTCGGGTTCATTAGAATCAATGTATGTGGTTCCTGTAGGGACATCTGAACTACTGTCAATGTCATTTAATCTGTTTGCAATACCAATACAACCAACTGTTCCCACATCAATTACTGGTGAAATATTTTGGTTAAATGATGCAAGTTGTAGTTGACACTGAAATGATTTTGAAGAAGACATTTCACTTGTTTCATTTATCGAACTTGCAACCACACTTGGTGAACCAAAGAATGCATTATCATTCAATGTTATAAAATTACTTGTTGTGTTTCTTATATATGAAGTTCCGTTTACATATCCTTCGGGTGAACTCATTGGAGTTGTTAAAACACTTGCAAGAATCTGAGTGTTTTTAACTGCAGTAGAAGGAATCATTGTGTGAATTGCATCAAAGTAATAGTTTCTTGTTGACACTGCAACACTTCCACCACCAACTGTATCTACTAATGCAGTATATCCTGATTTTAAATCGTATGCAGATATATCGGGTATTACTGTATATGAATCAATCCCTCTATTTGCAATTTGTGTGAATGTTGCATTCAATGACCCAACTGGAATACCACCAATTGTCTCTCCAACTGTTCCAACTTCTACTGATATATTTGTTCCTTGTCCATCAAAACTTGATATAACAAGGGTCTCTGTTGAAAGATATCCACCGCCTGGATTGCTAATCAACACACTAGACACTGCACCACTTGAAACTACTATGTCAAATGTTGCATCAACCCCTGAAAGTGAACCTGAACTAATCGATTTATTGAGATATGTTCCGTCTGTTGGAGTCTGATTGACTGTATTACTACCTAAAGTTAAAACACTTCCAGTCTTATCACCAGTTAAACCTGACATTACAACATTATCTTTATTACTTACTGAATCATACATTCCATGTAAGTAGTTATATACTTTAACATAATTTTGTCCACTATATGTTTCTATTGGATTTGTTTGTAATTTTGATGAAGGTAATGCATCGTTTTCAAATTTTAAGTTTGATATTTTTGAAGTATCAAATTTACAAGTTTTGATTTTAATTTTCATATCATCAGTTTGTTCTGCAGTCCATGTAGAAGCATTTTGTGATAAGAATAGTGAACCAGCGTATGGTTGACCTGCGATTGTTTGTCCTGATGCAAGGTCTTTCTCACCCATTCTTGAAATGAACATATTGTATTCATTTGAATTTGAATATACAACTAATGCATACTCTACGTTTTCTTCTACGTATACTGGTGAATCAAAAGTAAATGTTGTTGCAACTGACCCGTCTGAAGAAGTATTAACTGCAGAAGGGTTGTGTGTGACTGTAGAGAATGGTAATACTGTTTGGCCAGGATATCCATTAACCATAGTTCTAACTTCTACTGAAACAGGCATAGAGGCATCTTTAGTTTCAAAGAATGTATCTACTGAAGATAAGAACATACCTCCGTCTGCTTCACATAAGAATGATTGTGCAAGTGGGTCTCCCCAACCTCTGTCTAATCTTGAACCTCTTCCAAATCTCTCACCTTCAAACCTGTCTCTTGCATCATCAATAATGATTGGAAGTTCCATTGGTGGGTCTGGCCACGATACTACTGGTGGGTCAAACACTATTGGTGACACAACTGGAATAGGTGGTAATGGGTCGGGAACCGCTGGAGTTGGGTCGGGTGCTGGTTCAGGCACTTGGTCAACTGGTGGGTCATTAACTCTCACTATATCTGCTGGTGCATCAGGTAGTGCTGGTGCTGTAGAATCGAATGGTGCAGAGTTTAAATTCTCACCCCTTCTAGACATTGACCTTGAACCTTGTAATCTTTCCATAATCACTCTACCATTTCTTGTAGAGACAACTTCAGTTTGTGAAGACTGTAATAATCCTTGTGCTTGATAAACTGCACTACCATTTGAGGCAGGATTACTTAAGTTGTATGCAGAAGATGTTATTCTCAATTCTCTCTGTCCTGTTGGGAATTTGTGAATTGAATTGTTTGGTAATTCAAAGAATGCACGTAATCTTCCGTTTCCGTCTGTTTTACAACCTGAAGAAACTGTTGTTCCTCCGTCTTGTGAGAAACTTCCACTATGAGGTCTAACAAATTTGTTTACGTCTAGATTATCAAAATAGAAATAATGGTTTGAACCAGGCTTTAAGTTAGTTGCATCAACTTCGATTGTTCTTGCACGCATGAAAGGAACAATTGATACTGATACGACTCTATCGTTTCTTGTTTCTACGAAATCTTCTACTACACTTGTTGTCACACCTGTTCTTGTTTGAATTTCAGGTGTCTCTGTAATTTCTCTAGTAATTTCTAAACCAGCAACCCATTCACCACCTTGTGCTGGGTCTCCTGACCATGAACCATTTGAAGTTGCTTGAACTTCTGAAGACACTACACTAGGTTCTCCTGCCCATGTGGTCTGCCATGAGTTCCACACTGTTCCAAGTGCATTTGTGTTATCTGATAATACTGCATCAAAATTACCCTCTCTGTTGATTCTAACTTCGGGTAGTTGTTCTGTATCTTGCCATATATCTGTTTCGGGTGTCAACTTGACATTACCTACGAATGCAAACACATGGTATGGGTTAACATTGATTGAACGAGATGCTTTACTTTGGTCTACGTATGCAATTTCACTATATGGAAGTGTTATTAAGTCTCCAGTTTTTTGATAGTTTGTTGAAGCAGCATCATTTAAAGATATATCAAAGAACTGTTGATAAGACTGAGGTCTTAACATACCCATTTTAGTATCGATAGAACACTTATAGTCGGGGTGATTTACGTCACCAATCTTATGACCTCTAAAGTTATCTACTAAGAAACCTGACTTATATCTGTCGAATCCGTCTGCATCTAAAATCTGTTTTGACTGAGTATCTTTCTCAAGTAATGATAGTGAAGTGATTCTTTCTAAGTTAGTGACCCTGTTGTTAATCTTTCCGATATCTTTCATAGTATATCGTCTATGGTCTTGTGACCTTACTCTGATTTGGTTTAACTTATTAGTATAAGGTGGTATTGACAATTCAAACATTTCGATTGCTTCGTCAATAGCTTTAGGTTTAGTTGGTGATATTGAAGGATTTCCAGTTGATACTTGGAACATTCCTGATTTATGTAAGAATATTTTATCTATTCTACCAACATAGAATGATATATCACCCACAACACTTGAACCTGATACTGGTGTGTCTGTTGCACTTGCAAAAGTGGTTGCAATACCTGTTCTACTACTTTCAAAAGAACGTCCAGTTGCATAGGCAAAAGGTGCGTATTTTGCACCTACACCTGATGCATCTGATAAGTCTACAACACTAGTTGCATCAGTTGGGTCTTGACTCACATTTGTTGCAAAGGTAGTAGACCCTATTATCTGACCAACTTGTGGTCTGAAATCAACTGAATCTGATAATTCAAAAGTTCCATCGGGTTCTAATCCACCTAAGTCTATTTTATTTGGTGAATAGACTGGTATATCTTTGTAAGGTATTGAGGAATATGATTCCACATCAAAGTAGTCTCCACCACCTGAAGATTGGAAGTAATCAAATATTATTATGATTTTATTGTTTGGTGTTGGTTCACCTGGCTTTAAAACTAATTTTGATAAATCGTAAAAACCATCTCTCTGACCATTGTCAAAGAAGTATCTGTTTGTTATGTTCGGTGAACCTGCTGTGACCGATGCAATTGTTCCTACTGCACCTGAAGTCTGACCAATAATATTTTCATTATCTGTAAATACATTATTATTTGTGTAATAAAAATATGATACATTGGTGTCTCCACTAAAGGTGACAATGTTTGCACGTGCATCTGAAGTTTGTCCTACAACTTCTTCATTAACAACGAAGGTTCCAGTTGTAGTTGTTGTAATAAATGAAGGTGGTAATGCATCACCACTAACTCCTTCATAAATTCCACGAATTTTGTATGCATCAGGAACACCCAATGTAATTTCTTTATGGTCGTATGCAGTTCCATACATATATGAAGATGTTTTTGAACCTGTGACCTTCAACATTCTTCCAGCTCTTAATGTCTTATCTCTATTAACGGGGTCTGTTATTGTAATTGTATAAGATACTCTTACAACTGCAGTATCGTTATTTGCATTAATACCACTGAATGTTATTTGTTGACCTGAACCTGAAGAAGTCACTGAATTTGAGATTGAATCGGGGTCAATTAAATCTCCTGCTGATAAACTTCCACCACCAGCAGCTTCAATCACTGCAATTGTAAAGTTATCTTTGTTCACTGGTGCAAAGGTTCCGTTTGAACCTGAATCTACTGAGAATGAACCACCACTTAACTGAGCTGTAAATTGTCTTCGTATTTGAATTGATTCACCAGTATGTGTCTTAACCCAGTTCCTTGGCCATGCAAATATGTTTGCAGTTTGGTTTTGGTCATAAAGTGTTGCACGTAATCTAGAAACTCCACCTTGATATGCTACTGATGAAGCAACTGTAAGTGTTGCAGATATGTCACTAGCAACTGAACTAATAACTAAATCTTGACCTGAAGCAGGGTTATGAACAACGTCTCCTTCTTTAAGTTCTGTAGTAAACTTAGTTCCAAAACCAGTCATACCAGTTGTAGTATCATATATAGCAGTTCCAGTTAAATTAAATGCAGAATCTAAAACTGTATGTGCAGTAAACACTTCTCTGTTTGAGTTATTTGAATCTTGAGAAACACCTCTAACTCTATCAATATTGTATGTTCTAACTGCAGTAATTCCATTGACTATTGTTGTTGCAGTGATACCTTCACTTACAATACCACTGGAAACTTGGAATGTTCCTACTACGTCATGTAATAATACTGACTTACTTGGTAAATCAATCTCTGCAATAATACCTGTTGCACCTGTTGCGAGGTCTGTTAACTTATCACTAACTGCAACTTGTCCACTGGATAGTGCAGAAAATGTGACTCTAGTAAACATTTTAATATCGAATAGATATAAATTGTAAACACCTGTTGTGTGTTCGTCAATGTTTCTAATTCTAGAATATCCTATAAGATTTCCAGTTCCTTTTACTCCTGCGACTGCTGGTGCAGTATCCCACAATTCTGTTAATTGATATGGGTCTAATGTATCTATACCACCCTCATTACCAAACTCGGGTAATGAATGAATATTTGTGACTCTTAATTTGTTCCCCAATCTTATTGGAGTGTTTGCATTATCTAATGATATTGCTGTTCTTGCTTTTTTCAGTGGAATTGAGGTTGTTCCTATTTTATCAATTTCATATCCTTTGACATATGCTTTACCTGGCGATACTTGCATAACAAAATTACTCTCAACTCCACCATTTGTAGAAGTGTATACACCACCATTAGTTGAGTCGTCTAAGTGTTCTTTTAAAGTTGGAACGAATTGTCTTACAACGAAATCACCATTTGCATCGAAAGTTCTTCGTGCCATTGTGTGTTCTATTTCATTGTATATTGGTTTATCTACTTTGAGTTCGATTAAACCTTTATTAACTCTAACTAACTCTACGAAATCTGTATCAGTAGTTGTAGTAAGAGTATACTTACTTAAGACTAAATTGAATTTAAGTCTATCAGCACCAGCTGCATTTTCGTTTGTTGTTCCTTGTGAGTTATCTAATAAACTTGAGTCTTCAGAAGAAGATATTAAATTCTCTGTGACTGTTATACCAACTCTGTATGAAGGAGCACCTGAATATTTTTCTAAAATAAGTTCTTGTGCTGGAACCTTTACAAAGAATCCTCTGATAAAGAGAACACCTTCAGAGATATTTGCAATTGAACCTCTTCCAGTTGGATTTGAACTAACTGTTAATGCATCTACTGTAAATTCATTATTGTTTGATGAATTGGCTGAAATTGCACCATTTTCGTCTACAGTGACTTCTTGTAGTTCTTCTCCTGCTGAGAAAGTAAATGAATTACTTGAGTTGGTTCCTTGTGATTGATATCTGACAAACAATGTAAGTTTGTCGTCTGTTGTTTCTGCAGTTGATGTGACTACTTTACCAACAACACCTGTTGTTTTACCTTGTATTATTTTTCCGTGGAAAGATTCTCTATATGTTTCAACTGAAGTATCACCATTGATATTTGGATTGGAAGACTTTACTTTAACATAGTAAAGTTCCATATCAATATCAGTTTGAGCACCAGTGACGATTGACCCTTCTTCAAATATATGATTACCAAATCTTTCGATTTGATTTTGAAGGATTGATTGTGATTGAGTTAATTCTCTTGCTTGTAGTGGTCTACTTGCACGGAATAAAACTTTTTGAAAGTTTTTACTCTCACTGTAGTCGTCATAATAGGGTGATATATTTAAATCAGTTTTCTCTGCCATTTTAACTCTCTTGTAGGGGACTTTGTGTCCCCATTAAATTACATTTCGATTATCAGTTTGATATCTTCGATTTGGTCTGCAGCTCTTGTCACTGCACCTCTGTTTTCAACATACATGATTTGACCTGAATATCTTTCTACTTCGGGGAATGTTCCGTTTACTGAATTTACATTTCCTACTGAAGAACCACCAACATAAACTGAATCAGAACTAGTGAAGTCTACATAACCACCAGCACTATTTGCAACTGGGACATGTGAAACAACTAAACCACTGATTGATACAACTCTAGAAACTGCAACACCAGTTCCATCTGCAGTTGCAGATAGTATTAGGTTGTCTACTGAAAGACCCGTCACACTTGAAAGTGTCATTTGTGAATATGCAGCTAGTGAAGTTGCAGTTGCAACTGTTGTTGTTCCTACAGTGAATGGGTCTTGTATTAATCCAATCCTTCTGAAGTCGTTGTCAATTGGGAAATCTCCAGCACCTTCTGCAAACTCTAATCTTGCATTAACACAAACAAAGTTTCCACCAAGTTCTTGAACTGGGTCTGCACCATGTCCATAGAATGGTGAAATAATTGGTTTTAAGATTCCACCTGAACCACCACCGATTCCTGAAATACCATCAACATTAATTGAAGCACGTTTATAACCTGACCCAACTGCTGTGATATCTACGTGAACCACTGCACCTGATGATACGATAACACTACATGTTGCACCTGAACCATCTCCTGCTAATGGAACACTAGCATACGTTCCGTCTGTATAACCTGAACCACCTGCTGTGATTGATACGTGGTGAATACCTCCGTTTACTGCAGAGTTTTCTACGTCCCATTGTCCTGTTCCGTCATCTGTTGCAGTTGAACCAATTGCACCACCCGAACCTGTTCCGTCTACTGAGGCAACTGCACCAATTGTTTTAACTGGTATAAAGTCGTTAGTCACGAATTTAATTGTTTCTGAGGCAGAAATAGTATACATATACTTCCATACATAACCACGACCTGAGGCAGCGTTTGAATCGGCAGTTGTTATCAAAGTAGTTGCACTTGTTCCTGTTGGTTTTACATCTGATACAACGACTGCACCTGATGAATCTCTTCCAGTTCTAATACACTTATACACATGGTATTCATCTGTAATTACAAAGAATCTTGAATCATATAAGTTATTACTTGTAGAAGCTGGTGAAGTATTCGTTGCACTATAATCGTGTGAATACTCATCATATGAAGTTCCTGAAGTCCAATCATGTCTTGTTAGACCATGTGATACGTCTGATGTAGAAACCTTTTTCATTGCAATCATGTCTGCATATGAATCTATTTCCTCACCAACTGCATTCGCAGGTGCTGGTGGGTTGTTCTCATCAGTCCAATCGAATGAACGTCCTATGAATATATAACTTGATGAGGCACTCTCACCAAAGTCTTCCTTAAATTGTTTCGCATTATGGATTCGAAACTTTTCCGTTATTATTGCTGCCATTTTTTTAATCTCCTCAGACTATATTAATACTATTTATAACACTATGCAGACTTAATGTAAGAACTAAATGCAATATTAGTCCTTAAATTTGGAACGTCTGAATAATAGTTAACTGTGTGTTTAGGGAAATAGGTGTCAAGGTCTGAAATACTAATACCCTCGGGTTTAGATTCTTCACTCATTATATTACCTGTTCCATCTTCTAATGTAAAATCATCACCATCTGTTTCTTCTTTTAGATAGTAAGATATGTTATAAACTTGTTGTCCTGTTATGGTATTTAGACTTCTTAAAGAACCACCTAATGGTGCAGATGATACTAAGGTATGAGCTCTTTCTGTAAAGAATCTCTCTATATAAGTGTCATCAAAAGTCTCGTCTTCCATAATCACCTTACTATTATCTTCTAGTAAGAATGAATCACCTACGATATCACCTGATTGCATCTCTGCATCTGTTGGTTCAAGTGCAAAAGTGTAAACGATTTCTTCGTTCTCAATCCTACCACCATCTTCTAATATCAATAGTTCTTCTTGTGAACTTCCAACTGATACTACTTTACCTTTATCAGAAGGTCTTCTTTCATTACTTCTTACTACGTAATCGTGGTCTGCAGAATCTAATGCAAGAACTGTTTGCATTGCATCTGAACTGTCTTTAGTAATACTTCCACCCATTCCACTATGGAACTGACAATAGTAATATAAATTTGTTGGTGTAGTTGTAGTAATTCTTATCTCAACTATGTTATTACCAATAACTCTGACACCTGTTGTATACTCTGAACCACTGTTATGTGTTCCGTCTGCAGTTGTTGAAAACTTGAATGGGTGTCCAGTAGAGTGTGTGAAGTGATATATGTGACCATTCTTTAAAGTTAAAGGTGCATTGTTCACCCCGTCTATTTGGTATACGTTTTGAGAACCATTATTGACAACTGACACATTTTTTGTTTGTATATCGTTTCGTTGTTCTGTTCTTCTTGTTTGATATGAACTTGCAAGTGCAACCGATTTGATTCTGAAAATATTTAAATGTCTACTTCTCATTTCCGAATCACCATATTCAGTGTTCGGTGCTGTTATTGCACCACCAGTTCTTGGGTCTGTATCGGGTGAAGGTATTGATTCGGTTTGTAAAACGACCAATGGGTCATTCATTTCTGCATCAGTAGTCCAAAGAAGTATCTGTCTCATTGAATTTGCAAAGGCAGTTGGATTGGTTAAGACGGGGTCTCCATTCATTACAATTGTAGGTCTAAATTTAATTTGTTCTTCTACAGTTGTATCAACTGTTTGTTTGATTGCAACTTCACCAAAGAATACGTGTCCAGCAGGGTGTAATAAATCCTTGACAACTGACCTATATTTGTTTATACTTTCTCCAACCTTAATAACATATGAATGTGTTTGGTAGTATAAACTATCTTGTATATTAGATGCACTTGCATCAAGTGTAGATTTATCTCCAAGTAATTGTTCTTGTATTACACCTTCACCTGAAACCAAACCTCTAGCTTGATAAGGATTTGATTTTAAAATCTTAAATGTATCAACTGAATTGAAGTCTACTGTTTCATTAGATAAGAATAATCCGTCTAAATCTGTATATGTTAAAATGTGTCGGTCTGCATCATACGATACAACCTTTGCAGTTGTTCCTGATATTCTTCCCACCAATGCTACATCTTTGTTTAGATTTGCACTAGGTGTAGTAATCAACATAGGGAAGTCTGAAGTTGAATTTAAAACAGCATCTTCTGTAAACTTATGTCCTTGTTCTGTAATATTAAGTGAACCAACACCTCCAATGGTATCAGAATATGCAAATATTTTTGCACCTTCACCACTAGACACTGTTGATTGTGTGTTCAGTCTTACTGTTAAAGAAGTTCCACCAGTGATTTCTTCACCATTTTGGAATGCACCCGTATCACTTGGTAATCTTTTTATAACCAGTCGTTTGTTTTCTTCTTCAACCTTTAAAACAGTTCCCGTTGCACTTGAATTTGTTCCAGTGACAACTTCACCTTCTATGAAACCTGTCGTTTCTTTAAAGTAAAGATAACCACCAGCAAATACTTTAGGAACTTCTGTATAACCAACACCACCTGACTTAACAAAGACACTTCTTACCATAGAGTTAGTAGTTTCTAATTGAACTGGTTGTTCGTCTTCACTAAGTAATCTCATTTTCTTCGTGTAGATTTCAACCAACTCACCACCACTTAATGGAACTACAAATATAACTCTATCGTTCTTGTGTTCGTAATCAGTGACATGTGTTTTGATAATTCCGTCTATATAAACTTCAACAGATTCGTCATTGAAAATAATTGAATTGCCATTATTATCCTTTCCTGTGAATAGTGTTTGTCCAGCTGTTGCAGTAATTTCATATTGACCCCAAACAGTTGCACCTTCTAATATGATTTCGTCCCCAACGGAACCAATCATAGCTTCTGCACCACTTCCTCTGTTAGTGGATTCAAATACTACTAGGTCTCCACCTTTATATCCTGTTCCACCATCTTCAATAAATATCTCATCAACTTGTCCTTCTAAAAGACCATTGATAACTGTTTTAGAAATGGTTGCATTAGGATTGAGTTTTCCACCTGAAAATTCTATTGAATCATTTAAAGAATATAGAGAACCTACATTTGATTGTTCTAATAATATACCACCACCATGACTAGATTCTATATTTGATTGACTTCCGTCATACACTCCACCACTTGCGATTAGTGATGCACTAGAAAATTCTGCTGGTAGACCTGACTCAAATAATATGTCTCCGTCATCGTCATGTTGAATATAAGTAGAAGAGGAATCACTACCGATATCTGAAACGATACCTTTTAATACCCCTGTTGTTGTTGTGACACCATCTCTATCTACTAATGTGACCTGTTGGTCTCTTAAGAAAGTTCCTTGATGGTTATCAGTAATCTCTAAAGAGTATTCCCCTGTTTCTGTATTGATTGGGAATACATTTTCTACAATTGACTCTGCTTGTATTCTATTTGTAGCAGTATATTGAGTTATCTTGTCTGTTGAACTTGGTGCAACTCTCAAGTCACTCATTTCAATATTCACTCTTCTTTTTTGAGAGTAATCTGATTCTGATGTGTAAATTGTTTCGTTATCGGGATATCTAATTTCTGCATCTTCGTTGTAGAGAATCCTCATTAAGAATTTTAATGATTCTGCAGTTCCCTTTTCTTTGTATAAATCTGATATACCTTTTATTGTTAACCTTTTGTTTTGTGTTTGTTTAAGGTCTAACGAAGGTAAGAAATCTGTTTGGAAGTGTTGTAAAAAATCTTCAGACGTTCTGTCTATATCTGAGTAGTCTAAAATCTTGTTGTTTGCAATGATAGTATTTTCTTTATAATCACCAACTACACCAGTCTGTTTTGATTCTCTACCTGTAATTGTTTCCCCTGTTGAGAAACCTCTTCCGTGTATGGTATTGACATATACCTGTAATCCATTCAAGGAAGTTATTTTTGCAACTGATTTTGATTGTGAACCCACAACATACTCACCGACCTTCCAAGGGTCTGCAGTTGCAGTTGGGTTTGCACCACTTGATTCATAAATTAATTTTGATGACTCTGCATCAGGAGATGGTCGAACAGTTTGGGGTTCTGCTAAAATAGACCCCAAACTGTCTTCCATCATGATTCCGTCTAATTCACTCTCTGAAGAAAGTGTTATAATCTCACTTTCTAGATACTCGAAGTATGATTTTAAGAATAGTTCAAAAACTGGAGCTTCTTCCTGAATGTAATCAGGTAAAAGACCTACTAGTCTATCACTTAGTTTTTCTATTTTAAAATCAGAGTTTGACATAGTCTTAACTTAGAGTTGCACCTAGGTTTGAAATTGGGAACCAATTTGAACCATTCCAAATACAAATAACTGCATCACCTTGTCCATTAAGAATGATTTGGTCTGTTGTATCTGTTGAATAACCCCAAGATGAAACAGTGACTTCTGCATTTGCAGAAGAACTATCTGTCTTGTAGATTACTTTAATCTGACCAACGTCTGTTCCGTCATCTAAAGTAAACTCAACTGCTGAAGAACCAGTCAGTGTGATTTCACTTGCAAAAGATGATGCAAGGTTAGACGCAGTTGCAGTTAAAGCTGTTATATCGTCAACTGCTAAATGAGTTGGGATATTTTCGAATAACTGACCTATGGTCATTTTTTTGTTGACGGGTGTTCCGCCTGGGTTATCTACTATGTGTAGTAAATCATCAGCACCTATATCTGTATCAGATACCTGTGTTAATGCGCTTATCTTCTTATCTGCCATTTTAATTTTCCTCCTATAATCCAATTAAATGGGAAACTACTCGGGGGACTCCCGACCACTTGTTTCATGTGTTATTAATATGAACTGGTTGAGGTAGAAGTATACCCTACACCAGCACTGCTTTCACCACTACTAATGGTGTCTACTTCACCTGTCACCTTAATATCTTCAGAAGAAATGTCTACTAGATTACCTCTAGTTGCAACGACATCATTTCCCGAAGGGATAACTGTGAAGTCAATCGATGAATTAGTATTAACTGTTAAGGTAATATTAATGGCATTGATTGTAATCTTTCCTGTAGAATAGTCAACTATTCCAGCTGCACTATCCTGATAAAGTCTAGTTGACCCTGATAGGTAATATCTTCTTAAATTACCTTTTCCGTCATCATCAAAATAATTGATATTGACTGAGTCACCTTGGACATAAAAACCTGTTGTTGTTGTAATTCCACCCGAGTCCATGTTGTGACCAGTATGTGGATTATAAAGTTGATTACCAAAAAGAACATTGTATCCTTTTGTCTCTCCTACTTTAATTGCATTATTTTTTCTTAATCTAATATTACATGTATTAGATAGAACTGCAGTGTTAGATTCGTCTACTGATTTAAGTAGATTAGAATGTCTAAAAATGGAATCGAAGTTTTGTAGATTATCTGTATCAAACTTTTGAATTGCAGTGTTTACGATTGCTTCCAACTCACCTATTGATAAGTCCGTTGCATTCTCATTGTATTTGAATACACATGAAATTAAAATCTTAACAATCTCTGCATCAATTATCTTAGGTCTAACAGTTAACATATTTAAATCGTTTAACTTTTTTGTGACCAATGACTTTTCTGTATCTGATAGATAATCTGAATTTTGTGGTTTAAGTGCAACGAACACTTTACCATATTCGGGTGGGTCATTATCTTCTCCACCCCATACTGCAACGGCGTCTGCATTTGGATAATACTCTTGCACCTTTGCTTTATAGTCGTTTAATGTGACTAATCTGTTTTGTGATGTATAGAATTTTGTTGCTTTAAACTTAATTGATTCTATACTTTCTTTTTCTGCACCACCACTTGCTGGTGAAACGTTAGTCACTGCATGGTTTGTGAATCCGTTTACAACTCCGTTAAGTGCAAATTGACTAGCACCATTTGCATGGTCTTGGTCAACTATAATATAAGTCACATCTATAACGTCTCCGTCTAATAATGACTTACCTAATGTTCCGTCACCAAAGTATATTTCAATATAACCTTCTTCATTCTCTTGTGCATAATATACAGTAGAGGTTGTAGTAATGTTTGAAATACCTGTAGAAAGTGTGTATGTTTCTGTTGCACCACCACTGGTGACTGAAACAATCATCTTACCTTTGTCTACTCTTTCATTTGATAAAACGAATTTAGGGTTTGCAAGTTGATTATCAAAAATAAATGAATCAGTTGCATAAGTTCCTTGAACAATACTTACGTCATTGTAATTATATGACGTTCCGTTTTGTGTTGGTCTTTTTGTTGTTGTGACTACAAAGTTATATGAACTTCCGTCATACACTGTCACAAAGGTTGTTCCTCTGAGTAATTGCATCTCAGTAGTTGTCGGGGAAGTTCCGTCTGCATTTCTCACTTGTTTCATTTCAAGGTTTACTATTGCAGTTGAACATGACTCAGAAGAAGGAACGAATCCTAAATCCTTTGCACGTGATACAACGTTCTTTCTGATTTGAGCAGAATCTAAAAAGAGTTCTGAGGCTGCAATGTTGGTGTTGATTGCACCAATGTGTGATGAATATGCAAGTAGGTCAATAAGAACTGACATACTTGAACCTTCAAAGTTGTAATCTTTAAATTGTTCTTGTCCTTTGAGATAATTCTTAAGATTATCTGCAATATTCTCAAAATCTAAATCTGTAATGTTTAATTGTGAACTGTTTACTGCCATTATCGTGTCCTTGAAACGTTTATTTCTATCTCTTGATTAGGAGAACCATTAGTTATGTTGTAAAAGATAGTCATGTCTAGTTTGTTATTATCTTGATTTGATAATGCAACTTGAACATTGTTGACACGAGGTTCTAAGACCTCTATTTCTTTTGCAAGTGTTATTTTCATTCTGTTTATTTGTCTATCAGTATTCAATTCGAATAATAAGTTTCTGATTGAACCACCAAAGTTTGGTTTAAAAGGTCTTTCAAATTTATTAGTTAAGACAATATTCCTAACTGACCTTTTGATTGCATCTGTATCGGTTTTTCTTACAACGTCACCTGTAATAGGGTGTTTACGAAAGAAGATATCTAAATCGGAATAGATATCCTTCGTTGCAACTGTTTTTCCGTTATTTACTAAATCTACCATATATCTATTTATACAAACTAATCAGGTTTCTTTGTCTTTCCAGCAGAAGAACCTGAAGCAATTGTATGTTTATGAGTTGAAAGTTTGACACCCTTACCTTTGACTTCTCCACTTGCAGTAATACTACTTGAATTTGTCTGTTTACCACTGACATCTAATGTCGATTGTAAAGTGGTTGCGTCTGACACTGTTAGTGTTCCAGTAATTGTTGTGTCTGATATAATTTCTGTTGTGTTATTACCAGTGATTGTAATCTTACCTTCTGATAATACGTCTGTTGTTCCTTTGAGGATATCTGCTTTTAGATTTCCTTCTGTAATCTCTGAAGTGACATTACCCTTTAACACTTTCATATCTACATTACCAGTGTTAACATTGATTGTCACGTTTCCTTTCTCTACTGTTAAGTCTGCATTACCAGCTATATAAATCTTGTCGTCCTTTGCAACTATCTGATAATTATCATTTACGATTCGTTGCACTACACTTCCATCAGGGTGAACTTCCTGAAACGTTCCTGACCTATGATAAGTTGAAAGTCTTTCTTTACCAAGTGTATCGTCCACTTCAATAACATGACCTGACTCTGATTGATACACTTTGTTATATGGGTATACTGGTTCTGCAACTGAGTCGGGGAAAGTGTGTCCTTCTATTTCAATCTTCTTATCTAATACAGAATCACCACGTGCAATACTTGACACATCTGATTCTTCAGTGTATAATGGATACCATGGTAGCATATCCTCTGTTGCTTCAACCTCTGTAATTGTTGAACCCGTTGCATCATAATTGATTGTTATTTCTTTTGGTGACTTTGGTTGTGAATCAATTGCACTTGTTAAACCATGTGGTCTACGAGAATCCTGTTCAGGATTTGCAACATCAGGTGTTCCGTCATAGTCTGCTAGTGTTAATCTACGTGGGTCATTGAATCCTTTATCTACAGTTCTTGTTTGTTGATTACCTAATGCATCAACTCTATATCCTGATTGTGGAACACCTGTAGATACACCTAAGACAACTGGGTCTTGACATGTATCCCCGTCTCTAAAAAATCCGAAGACTGTTGCACCTTCAACTAATCCATGTTGACTTCCAATTCCTGAAAGACCAGCAGAAGTTGTTGGTAATAGAACTTGAGCCCATGGTAAGTCGGGTGTTGCAATATTTAATTTATTATCTGTATGAATTCCATGTATACGAACACGAACACGTCCAATCATTAGAGGGTCATGTCGGTCTTCTACTATTCCAAAAAACTGTCTCATTATATTTCTCTCGAAGGTTCAACTTCTTGTAATGGTTTTGCTTCTGTTATCTCTTTTGCAAAACTTTCTTTAACACATTCTAAATTCATTTCACCCTCTTTACCTGCTATATCTAGTATAAGAGATAAATCAGTAATTAGATATCTGTTGTCATTCACTTCATCATTTTTACCAACACCTGATTCGGGTTGAGGAATTAAAAGTTTAATTACGTTCCCTACAGTTAAGTCTGTTCTCATTGGTATAGTGACAATAATTTTATGTTGTTGTAATATCTCAAGTAATGCACGTCTTTCTAATTTTGCATTATCAACATATTTTAAACCTGAGAATGATTCAGGTGAACTAACAGTTGTTTCATTATCGAATTGGTGTGTTGTAGTGTTATCATAAATGACAAGACTATCAAATTCTTTATTTGGTGGTAAATCAATATCAACCTCTGTCACAGAAGGAGACTTAGTTCTCTCAATCATGTTCTCTGTTGTAAGTGATTTCTCATAATCACCAGTTCGAATTAAAGGAAATCCTGATAGGTGTTTACCACGTTTCATTGTTTCGTCTAAGTCATACACAAAATCTAATTCTTGTTTCCTAACTGGGTCGTATGTTTTTTGTAGAGATGCATATGCACCTCCAACTGTTCCTCTAAGTGTATCAAACTGTTGTGGTTTGTAATACGATGTAATCATAGAGTTTAAACCACCAGCTGCATTTAAATCAATACTTTCAGTTTCTAAATCACCAGTTCTTGGTTTGTATGAAAACTCTATTGGAAATTCTCTACTAAACATAGTGTCAATAGAACTAAATCTAAAACCACCATTTAATGTTTGGAAGAAGAACATACCATTTTTCCATTCTGCATTTTCACCTATATTAGATTCTGCAACAATGTAGTCAATAAAACTTCCAACTGTCCAATTAGGACATATGAATTGTAGATTCTTAGGTTCTGTTTCCTCAAACCAATCGAACTCTGAAGGTTTAAGGTTAGCTTCTTCTATCAATGCATTCTGCAACATTCTGTCATAAGAACCTCTCATAACCTTACTCATTCTCTTTCTTCTTACATAGAACATTCTTGGGTCACAAAAATTTAATTGGTATACTTGAGTTCCCTCTCTTCCTCTTTTGACATTACTTGCTTTGTATATTCTAAAAGTCTTATCAATGGTGAACTTCTTTTCGGGTTCTTGATTAAGACCTTCTTTCTGTTTGATTGAGATACGAATGAATTCTTGACCAGTGAATCGGAAGTTTGTTAAAAGATTAAGTCCGTCTAAAAGAGATATATTACCCGTGCAGAATTTATTGTAGATAGACTCGAAGAGTTCTACTCCCAATGTTAATTGAGTCACGTCAATTGAATCACCCTCTTGGTTTACAATCGCCAGTGCCTCAACTGAAAACTCACCTGCTTTTAAGTTGCTCATGATGACATTACTTTACCGAACTCTGATACTACCCTTCTGATATATTGTGGTTTAATAATTTTGATACTTCTATTCTTTTCATTCTTTTCCCATTCACTATCATAAATTGTTTTTTCATACATACCATTGACAAAGGTATTTGACTTGTTTCCATTTACATCATAATAGTATGCAGTTCCGTCTGTTTGATTAATAGAATTTTTAATGGTCATACTATGACCACTGATATTACCCGTGATAACATCATCTTGTCTGAAGTCACCACTCTCTATTCCTATTCTTGACCACTGAGGTTCTACACTTGTTATTGTTCCTTCATGACGGACACTATCTCTTAAACAAGATACGGATTCTCCCAAAAGAAATTTACCTGTTGCACTTACGATATCTGATTTCTGATGTGCAGTTAGATACCTACCACCATAGTTTTTCTTAATGTAATTGTCAAAACTTCTATTGTCTTTCCACCACTCATAGTAGTTATTCCAATCATTAACTAGAAAGAACGTCCAATGTAAATCTGAATCACCATAAAGATTAGTTGCAACTACATCAGGTCTATCTCCCTCCTGTAGTTCAAAGTATTCATATTCTATTATACTATTAACTGCTGATTGGTCTACTTTAGACTTTCTAAAGAAGTCTTTAATATTAATAACCCGTCCACTATCTAAAGTGTATTGTATATCGGGAAAGTTCTTAAAAAATTTAGTTGCCATTATTATCCACCTGTTTGTTGGTCTAGTAATGAGGCACTACCCCCACCAAGGTCATGTCCTTCACTTCTCGTAGACTTAGATATAGTCTGATAGTTTTCCTGTGTAAGGAGTTTGATTTCTGTAAATGATAAAGACAATTCAGTTGCAACAGGATATCCATCTTCAAACATTTTTGTTGAATGATTAACACTTACACTTGTCAATACACAAGGTAAAAAATCCTCAAATCTCTTTTGAATGAGTCCTTCATAAGTAATATCAAAAATGTTAGGATAATTGAAATAAGATTCTGCAGCTCCGTCTGCCTCAGCTGCACCATAAGTGTCTGGCAACATTGCAGTTTTAAATGACCAACATATATCTTCTACCATTATAGCTTCGTCTTTACTTTTAGGATAGAACTCATAATCAAAAGAATGGTCTCTAAAGTCAACACCTTCAAACACTTGTTCTTCCATAGGGTTTGTTGCTTTACCTCCAATGAAATTTGATATTCCACCAGTTGCAGTATTAGCTAGTTTAGATAATCCACTTTGAATTAATTCTTCTAATGCTTGACCAAAACCTGTTTCACCTTTAAAGGTATTGATTAGATTTCTTTTGTTTGCACCAATTTCCATTGTTGTCCAACTAACGTCTACATCTTGGTCTATACTTTCGGGTGCATATAATGCGATTGAAACATTCTCACTTGACAATAAATTTTTATTATTACCTTCATTACTTTTTGACCCTTCTCGTTTTTTTCTTGGTCTAGTTGTAAAGACAACATATGAGTCTAGACTTTCAAGAGGATATTGTAAATCTCTAGTCTTGGTTAGAGGAACACTTCTTGCAGATTGTCTGGCTTTATTAGATGCATCTAAATTTGATTGTAATGAAGCACGTCTGTCATCTAATAATTTTTCTGCCTTTGCCTTTTCTGAGGCAAGCATATCTTTGTCGTATGACCCTGTATATGATTTTCCTTCAAGTTTAGATTTAATCCCCTTTAGAGATTTAACTGCACTGGTTGCTTGATTTACTTTGTCTAATAGTTTGTTGATAGATGGCATTGATTTTTTTAACCTAAATACTTAAAATTATGATTACTAGTGTTATTTATGTCTAGAAAAAGTTATAGTGGTAAGTTTAAACCAAAGAACTATAAAAAATATAGAGGCGACCCAACAAAGATTATCTATCGTTCCTTATGGGAAAGACGATTTATGGTCTATTGTGACAATAATCCTAGTATTATTGAGTGGGGAAGTGAAGAAATAATCATTCCTTATCGTTCTCCTGTAGATAAGAAGGTTCATAGATACTTTCCCGACTTCTATATAAAGTATGTAAATGCAAAAGGTCAATCTATACGAGAAATCATAGAAGTTAAACCAAAGAAACAACTTAAACCCCCAAAGGAACCCATAAGAAGAACTAAAAGATACTTAAATGAGGTTGCAACCTACGTTGTCAACCAAGCAAAGTTCAAGGCTGCAAGTGAATACTGCAAAGATAGGAAATATGGTTTTAGAATATTGACGGAAGACCACTTAGTAAAATGAAAAAGTTAATAATGTTCGATTTAGACGGGGTTTTGATAGATTCTATATCAAATATGAGACTGTCGTGGGAAAAAACTTGTCAAATACACGATATAGTTGTCCCATTTAAGGAATATGAGAAGAGAATTGGTCGTCCTTTTAAAGATATCATAGAAGATTTGGGTATAGAATACACTTCTACGATAAAAAAGACATACGACACTTCCTCTACTGAACTATTAGACCAAATTAAGATATTTGAAGGTGTCCATGAACTACTTGTTGCACTTACAGTTATAAAAGGACGTAAGATTGCAATCTGCACCTCTAAAGATATGGATAGAACAAACAAAATACTAGAGAAAATTGCAAAGTTTGATTATGTCTGTTCTCCCAAACAAGGACTGAGAGGTAAACCTTCACCTGACCAACTACTTTACACTTGTGCATTCTGCAATGTTGACCCAAGTGATACACTTTATGTTGGTGATATGGACGTTGATAGACAAGCAGCTGAGAGAGCTGGGATAGATTTTGTCCATGCAAGTTATGGTTATGGTGATGTTGAAGGAGGTGTGGTATGCAAGATGAGTATAGAAAGTCCGATAGACCTACTAAAGTTGTTGGATTAATTCCAGCAAGATATCATTCAAGTAGGTTTGAAGGGAAACCACTGGCCATGATTTCAGGAATTCCCATGATTCAACGAGTATACAATCAGTGTATGCAGACAAAATCACTTGCTAGTGTTATAGTGTTAACTGATAATAGTGATATTTATGACTTCTGTTTATCCATGCGCATGAAGTGTTTGATTGTTAATGGTGATTGTTTTACTGGAACAGATAGGTGTGCAAAGGCAATTAAAGATATCGAAGGAGATGTCTTTGTTAATATACAAGGAGATGAACCCCTGATTAACCCTGAAGCTATTGACAAATTAGTAGAGTCTCATACACTAGGTAGTGTATCTAATGCATATGTTGAACTTAATTTCTATTCTGAAAAACGACATGATAACAATGTAGTCAAAGTAGTGACGGACACATATGATAATGCACTATATTATTCACGACTAAGTATACCATACGTGCAAAAGGAAGAGACAATTGTTAAACAACAATTAGGTCTCTATGCATTTAACAGAGAGTTCTTAGAAATCTTTCCCACACTCCCAATTGGGGATTTAGAGAAAAGTGAATCGGTAGAAATGTTTAGATTTACAGAGAATGGATATAAAGTTAGAATGATAAAAGTTGAAGACGAGGGATACTCGGTAGACACACTTGAAGACTTGAAACGAGTTGAAGAAATAATTAGGAGAAATACACAATGACCCCACTAATAATGTTAGAAAAACAAAGTGATTACGATAAGATTGAAACCATATTCAATGAAATCAGATTGAAATCTAAACCCAAACTAATGACGTTTGGAGATGTATTAGATTTACCTGAAAAACATTGGAAGAGTATAGTTAATAATATGTATCAATACGGAAGGGGTATGTGTAATTATGCAGACTTAGAACCATGGAAAGTTGATACTAATGAAAAGAACATGAAAAGATTAGAGTCTAGTGGAGACAATGCATTCTTTCATGCAAGTAAATGTAGATATCTTGTAGACACTTGGAAAGAAGAAGGTTGGTATTCTTGTCCCCAAGGTGTGGTAAGAGGCACTGAAGATATCTTCTTTCACCCAGGCTCTATTAGACAATATGCAATGGTCTTAGGTGATATGAGAGAACAAGAGATTTTCTTATGGGATTGTGGAGAGACAGAACTGTTTCCCGAACATGAGATAATTGATTATGAAACATGGAAAGATAAGTTCAAAGTTGATAGACCTCAATGGATTGATATTAGAGGCATGCCTGAACATGGTTCACTAAAGGGTGGTTTCACAGAAGAACCTCTCTTAGAATGGCATGTAGATGAAGATAGACCAAACTATTATAAGACAGCACAACGTATTCAATCTGAAATCTTTAACTTCAAAAAACCTAGACTATTTGGTGTTGCAGAAACTAACAAGATTGAAGAAGCTTTCTCTATGGATAATACAGAATGTTTGAATATTCATATGAAAAATAACGAGATATTTCTACTTGAAGATTTCAAACATATCTTCAACATACCCTATGAAGAAAAGATATGGGAATGTGACAAATTTAAAGTGATAAAAACTTTCTAAAAACATAAATAATAGACAATGACTAGTCTATTTGAAAAACTTGATAATGAATCTCCAGCAGAATTGCAAAGGAGAAGTCTAGACAGTCTTGATTGGTTTAGAAATAATGTAAGAGACATTAGAATTAGACAAGACCAAGCACTAAGAGAAGGTGAAGTAGTCACCACTTTAGAGTTAGGTAAAATGTATATGTATTATTATGATGCATTACATAAGGACACTCTACCATATTTTGATAAGTTTCCCTTAGTGGTTCCTATTAGAAAATATGCAACAGGGTTCATAGGTCTTAACTTACATTACATTGCACCTCGTTATAGAATGATTCTATTAAACGAAATGTTTGAGTATTTAAACAACACAAACATGGACGAATCTACGAGGTTTAGAATGACTTACGATTTGTTAAAATCTGTATCTCGATTGAAATACTTTAGACCTTGTTTAAAGGAGTATCTCTACAGTCAAATCAGAAGTCAATTCAGTTTAGTCCCCTCTCAATATTGGGAACTGGTTGCAATGTTGCCGATGCAAAAATTTACAGTGAATGCCAATACAGTGTATTCAGAAAGTAGAAGGAAATTTACATGACAGAAATAAATCAATTACTATCACACTTTGACCAAGGTGCAAGAGCTAACAGATTCAATGTAGCAATTACTAACATACCATTTACTGGTATTAAAATGCCAGAAGGTCATAATTTTAGATGCACATCTGCAACCTTGCCTGGAATAACATTAGGAACAAACACTGAAGATACAGGTTGGTCGGGTAGTAGAGAAATCCCTGATGGAACAATAGACTATGGAGATTCTATTACTTTAGAGTTTATATGCACCAGTAGTTTCTTAGATAGAATCATTTTTGAACAATGGCAACAAAAGATATATGAAGGAACACCAATTCAGTCTGCAAAAGAGGCTTCTTTCGCTGCAGACAATAGAGCAGGACAAAACCGAGGAACACTACGTCAACCAGTCATGAGATATTATAACGAATATGCTGGGGGAATGATGATAGAACAACTAAGAGTAAGTGGTTCTCCTGCTATGAGATATGAATTCTTTAATGCATATCCTTTGAGTTATAATGAAATGTCATTAGATGCAGACAGTCAAGAACCCCTATTAAAATTTTCAGTAGATATGGCATATTCAGATTTTGTTATCTCGTATCCTGAAAATACAGACGAACCACGAGTTATAGAACCAATGACTAACGATGCAAGTAGTTCTAGTGGTATAAATACAGGACGTGGACTATTAGATGCAACACTTGATACTCTCAAAGTTGCTTCAAGGTTTAGTCCAAAGGCTGGAGAATACTTAACTAAGTTAAGTTCTGCAGATACCCAAATTACCCGTGCTGGGAACATAGGACGAACAATCCGTGGTCTTGGAATTGGTGGAGATGGTTAATAATTAAAAAAGTGAGGAAAATATAATGGCATTACCTATACAGGCAACACCGACATATACGACAGTTCTTCCTGTAAGTGGTCAAACAATAGAATACAGACCATTTCTAGTTAAAGAACAGAATATCTTAGTTCAAGCTAAGGAAGGTGAAGATGCAAAACGGACTATGCAATCCGTTAAAAAATTATTGCAAGCAGTGACCAATGACAAAGTTGTTATTGAGAACTTACCAACTACGGACTTAGAATGGTTATTCATTCAAGTTAGGAAAGTTTCAGTAGGGGAAACATCAAAATTAATGTTCCCTTGTGGAAATCCTGAATGTTCAGAGACAGAGGATTATGTCCTACATCTCGACAAGATACAAGTAGATGGTGAAGTTCCCGAATCAAAAGAAGTCATGATTACTGATAAAGTGGGTTTAACACTTAGTGTCCCAACAGTTGAACATGTCGAGAAGATACAAGACCTTGACGAGTCCAACCAGTCGGTAGAACTAATTAAAGAATCTATAGTAAACATATTTGATGAAGAACAGGTTTATGAAGGTGCAGATTTAACTCGAGTTGAGATAAATGAATTTGTAGAATCATTGACTTTCCCTCAACTAGAAGTGTTAGGTGACTGGTATGATAAATTACCAAAACTCAATGCAACAGTAGAGTGGAATTGCAAAACTTGTAGTGAAGAGAACAAGACGAAGCTAGAAGGAATACAGAATTTTTTTTAATAGCTCTTTCTCATGAAAGTGTGTTCAATCATTATAACACTAACTTTCAGTTAATGCAACACCACAAGTATTCATTAACTGAATTAGATAATATGATTCCTTGGGAAAGAGAAATTTACATTAAACTTCTCATGCAACATCTTGAAGAAGAAAAACAGAGACAACAAGCGGAGAACGCAAAGTCTCGTAGATAATCAAGAAGGATAGTATTATGGGTGATAAAGAAAAGGATAAGTCAACCAATGAAGTAGAGATTTCCTTAGAGAAATACATGGCTCTTATCGATAAACTCGATGAACAAGAAGACAACATTAAAGAAATGCAAGAGGAAGCTAAGAAGGCACGTGCTGGATTAGAACCCCCTAAAAGAAAAGTAATGGATTTGTTTTTAGATGACAATGACATAAATGAGAAATCTATTATAGGTTTTATATCTTTCTTTTTAATGGTAGTGTTTGGTATAACAGACCTACTAACTGCATTATTATTTGATATGGATTTAAAAGTTTCAGAAACAATCTACACATCATTTGTGGTAGTGACACTTGGTGCATTCGGTATCAGTGAAGCTGGTAAAGCATTCGGTGGAAAATAGGACATAACGTAAATGGCTGATGACAAAACTATAGAGCAACAGAGAAAGGAATTTGCAAAAGAAATACGGGACGTTAACTCCGAGTTAAAGCCTGGATTTCAAAAGATTATTAATAGTCTAGAAGAAGCTTCCCCTCAGATTGCAAAGATTACTGCAGACTTTAGAGCGTCTAGTAAAGACACCTTTAAGGGTGCATTAGCAACTAAGAAGTTAAAGGGTCTTAGTGGTATAGTTGACAAATATATGAGTGGTGTAGAACTCTCTGCAAAAGAAGCTGAAATGATGCAAAAGAACTTTGCAACGGAAGTTGACGGAGTTAAAACTGGTTTCAACTTTACTGGAATGAGAATTGCACAACAGTCATTTAACAAAACACAAGAAACTGTTAATAAAATAGAAAAGAACAAACAAGCTGCATATCTAAAAGAAACCAAAGAATCTAGAGAGACATTCCGTGCAGCCGAAAAGGCATACGAAAGTGGAAAAATTAATGCAATAGAATTCAATGAAGCACGAGCAAAGTTTGAAGAAGAGAATGCAGCCTCACAAAAAATAGTTAATGACAAGTATGACAAAGGTTTAGAGTTTGAAAAAGAAAAACTTGAAGAACGAAAAACTAAGTTAGACGGGTTTACAGAAGATTATAAAACACAATTAGAGAAGACTACTGACTTCAAAGGAATGACCAAGTTCAGTGAAGGACTAGACGAACTAATAGGTATTGACTTACTTGGAATGGCAGACACCTTTACTAAAAAGGTAAATGCATTCGGTGATGTAATGAGAGGTATTGGAGAATTCATGGGTAGTCCCGTGAAAAAATTCAAAGAGAAGTTCGGGCCTGCACTTGATGGTATTACTAGTGTCTTTAAGAGAGGAGAAGAGTCTGCAGATAAGTCTAAGAAAAAATCTAAAGGTAAAGGATTCCTCTCGGGTATACTCGGTGGTAAGAAGGGTGAGAAAGAAGGTGCAATGGCAAAGGCACTACCAAAGACTGCAGACAAATCAATCATACCTTCTAAAGGAAGTAAGAGTGGTGGATTCCTAAAAAGTATTGCAGAAGGTGTTAAGAAGTTTGGAGATAGTAAAGTTCTTAAAGGTGCAGTCTCTATGGCACTATTAGGAGGTTCAGTAGGACTACTTGCAATAGGATTAAAACAATTTAATGGTGTAGACTTTAAACAAATGGGTAAAGGTCTAATTGCAATGACTGGATTAGTTTTACTTGCAAAAATGTTAAGAAGGTCAACAGGTGCAATGCTCAAAGGTTCATTAGCCGTTTTAGCACTTGGAGCTGCAATGGTTCCACTTGCATTTTCACTTAACTTAATGAAAGACGTTGGACTTGGAACCATAGGTGTTATTGCAGCTGCATTAATAACACTAGGTGTTGCAGCTGCATTACTAGGTAGTTTTGTTCCACTAATTGCACTAGGAGCTCTTGCAATTGGTTTACTAGGTGCATCTTTAATTCCATTTGCATATGCAGCTGACTTAGCTGCAACAGCATTCGGAAATTTTGTGCCAGACATAATGCAGTTAAGTCAAGTTGACGGATTAAACCTTATAGCAGTCGGTGCTGGATTAGCTGCAATCGGTGCTGGTCTAGTAGCAATGACTGGTGGTAGTCTTATAGGAAGTTTACTTGAAGGTTTAGGAAGTTTATTTGGTGCAAAATCACCAATGGAAAAGGTCACTGAGTTTGCAAAAGGTTTAGAAGATGTAAACATGAAACCTCTACTTGACTTAGGTGAAGCATTCAAAAACTTAGGTAGTGTTGGTAATGTAATTTCCATGTTTAAGAATTTAAAACCTTCAACCAAGAACCTTAATAATTTCTCAGAAGCAATAGACACACTAACAGAAGCAATGATTAGACTTGACAAAGGTGTCCCTAAAGAATTGTCTTGGTATGAAAAGATGAAAGGTCTTGCTGGTAAAGTTATGGGAACTACCGAACAAGAAAGAATTGAAGGTCAAATGGAACAGTCCGAAGAGAAACTTATAAGAAAAGAAACTCAAAGAGACAGAGACAAAATGGCAATAAATGAACCTCAAGAGAAACTTGTAAGAAGAAAAACTAAAAGAGACAGAGATTATGTTCAACCTGCGTCGGATTCTGCAATGTCTATGGAAATGGCAGAGGTGCGAAACGAATTTATTGTAGAGAGAGAAAGATACAATAAACTTCAACAAAGAATGATGGAACACAATGCTAAGTATCCTGGCTTGTATACTGAAGCACAAATAACTGCAGCTGGAAATCCAAACACTGGTAATAATATCAAAGGTCAAAGAATGGACACTTACTCTGCAAGTGGAACCACAACAACCAATTCAAATGTTATGTCGAATGTCACTAACAATAACAGTGGACAAACTTATACCAATGTTAATGCACCTAAGACTATGAATGACGAACCTACACAAGGTAAGTTATCTCCAGTTCCAACTTGGTAATTAAATAGTTTTATACTTCTCTTTACGAGGGATTGTCTTTGTTTTATCTTTATGAATCTGAGTAGACCCATGGGTAGGTGTTTCTTTACGAACAGAGATTTCGGGTTTAGGTTTGCCAAAGATTTTCTCCCAGTTATCTGAGTAGAGTTTATCGTCTGAGTTCCTTCTTTTGGAACCTTTCCCTCCGTGCCAGTTCATGTGTATCTCTCTTCTGCTGTTTCCTGTATAGGTGAATCAATATAATCTTTAGGTGTATTCAATGGTGGTTGATAGTTTAAGTAGATATAGATTGCACCAATCAATCCTAGTATCCCGATAGTTGCAGAGATGAGAAATTGTCTAATGATTCGTTTCTCTCTTTTTGTTCTCATCTAACTCCTCTAACTCTACGATTTTGTTCTAGTAATGATTTCTTCTTATTGAGTTTCTTTCTTCTTTTTAATTCTTGATTCTTCTGATTCCTAGTGTCGTTAGGTTTCTCGTGATACTTTCTATCTCTGCATTCTTGCACGATACCTTTCTTCTCACATTCTTTTTTAAAGCGTCTTAACACTTTATCGAATGGTTCTTCCATTCTATTCTTTGGATTTACTCTTGGTTTAACACTTGGCATATTATTTGAAAAATTGTTCTAAAGATTCCTCTCTGTTTTTTATTTTATCTGAACTATATTCTAGTTCCCCTTCTTTACGAAACACTAAGATGAATTCATGCACCTTTGCAGTGTATCTTTTACTTGCACATTTACCTGCTTGTAAAGCTGCAAATATAGTGTCGTTCTTCATTACAATTATATCATGTAATTTCAGACCCGACTTAGTGAACATATTTATAGTGTCTGAATGAAAAGGTTTGTATTCTCCGTCTCTTCTCCAATCACCACAAACCCAAACTGCAAAACCTCCTGGCTTTAAAACTCGTTCTATGTTATCTCCACAAACTTGTATCCTATTACAAAAGTCTTCATACTTTCTTAGGTCGGATAACTGACCTTCTGCACTTTCGTATCTTTCTATATCACCATAAGGTGGACAAGTCATAACTAGGTTTGCACTCTCATCATCTGTATGAGACATTTCACACCCGTCACTCTCTACAATATCGTAGTATCCGTCAAAGGAATGTCTTCCCATTTCCTCTCTGACTTTACTTACTGTTTCAGAAGATACGTCATAACCAACATAATCTCTTCCTAATGAAGCAGACACAAATGCACGTGTCATTCTTCCAGCAAAAGGGTCAACGATTGTATCACCAACCATAGACCAATAGTGAACTATGTTCTCACATAAACCAGCATGAAACTCACTCATCATTAACCCGTTAGGAAGACGAGGACAAACTCCTCTCTTCTCTTCGTATGCAGTTAAGTATGCATCGTCCCAATTGTTCTTAGACGATTTAGTTGGAGTGATAACTGATTGTGGGTTCCAACCAAACTGGTCAATAACCCTCTCGTTCTCATTCCATGGTAGTATGTTTTTGTAGTATTCACTTTTCATAATATAATCTTAAATAGTGTGAAGTCACCCCACGCCTTACAGCAACCCGTTCTTCACCGACCAATCCGCTTATGCTATTGACCTTTCCCTTACTAAGTATCCCCATGTCCACGACCTTAGTGTTGTAGTCGTCATTTCAAATTATTCATAATGAATTAAACGACTACCCCATGTAGAAACTAACTATCAGAAGCTAGTTTCTTAAAGTAATCCATCGCGTCATCTTCTTCAACTTGTGGAGTAGATTCTGCTGATGCGATTACAGGTTCCTCTGCAACAGTCTCAGTGTTTACATTTGACCAAGGCACTTCGTCTAGGTCTTCAGCAACTGATTCTGCAGTAGCAGTAGATACACTTCCAGTGAGTCCGAGAACTCTATCGAGTTTCTCTTTTAGTTCGTCATAAGACTTGAACTCACTAGGTGCAATTACATCTGATAAAGAATATGTTGAATTATTTATCTCATTCAACCTATTTTCATCATCAAAAAGTGGTGAAGGACTTTCGAACTCTGATTTATCATAGTTCCAGTATCCGTCTACTTTTCTGATTTTGATTTTAAAGTTTGCACCTTCTCCTCTCAAATCAAAAGGATTGATTGGAGCTTCGTCATCAAACGCAGGTGAGATAGCTTCTTTGAGTTGTTCAAAGATTTTTTTACCAAATCTGTATTTGAAGACTTTACCTTCATTGTCGGGATTTTTAGGGTCTGAAACAACATAGACATTTGACACATAATGTAAACGTCTTTTTTGTTTACGTGCAATCTCTTTATTTGCTTCGATACCTGTATTCCACAACGTTGAATTGTATTCAGAGACAGGGTCTTGTTTATTAAGAGTCGTTAAAGACTTCTCAATATACCAACCACCTGGCCCTTGGAACCCGTGGTCAAAGTATGATACCCAAGGCATCTCTTCTCCATCGGGAGTAGGTAAAAAACGAACCACTGCATAACCATTACCAGTTTTATCTAGTTCGGGTTTCCACATAGTGTCGTCTGAGTAGGATTTTTTAGCACCTTCTGTAGGTGAAGCCGTTTCCATGGCTGCTCTTAGTTTATCTAATGATGTTGACATTGTATTCTCCTATTGTATTAACATTTTATTAGCATTGTATATGTCTATTATACACCCTTTCGTATAAGAATACAAGAGGGTTTTTAATCGACATTCGTATTTAGTGTTTCTTAGAATCTACTGACACAACTCAATCAATACCCCTTTATACTTCTTAATGTCTACAGATACAAAGGACTTGTATTTGTTTATCTTATTCTGTATATCGGGATAGACTAAGTTTTCTGAAATCAATCGTTCCCAATCATTAGTATAACCAATGATTTCATCTAAAATACACATCGTCTCGAGGGATATCTTTTTACCTAAGAACTCTTTTAAGAGTATAGGGTGTTGTCCGTTTTTCACTTCTAACACTTTATTGATATTCCTCTTACGAAGTAAATCAGCAACTTCCGTTTCAAAAAGATACGTTAGTTTCTGATTTCTGTTCTTCCAGTCCTTATAGACTTTGACACACTCGTTATCAAGTAAGTCTCCCGCCCATAAGTCTTTCAGAGACAAGTTTGCAATGTAAAAGTCTTGCAATTCTTGTTTGTGGGTTTTGAACAATTTACCAAAATGGTATTTGTCCTTCCGTTTAAGAAATGAGTTTATATCACTTTTGACTTTACCATTATATTTGATAAAGTCATAATCTTTAGAATGGAAATGTAATTTTATTCCAAGATAAAGAGTGTATGCATCATATCCTTCACGACTTGTCATTAAGTTATTATCTTCTTTTCCTTTGGAATTTCGATACCACTTACTGCAGTCAAGTGTGCTTCCGACACTTCTTTATTACACTTAGCAATAAAGACGTATGAACCGAAAATCATTTCAGTTGGATTTACTTCACCTGTCACTGCAACACCTTTAGAGAAACCCATTCCTCCTTCGGGTGTGTTGACAATCATTTTGGGGTTTGCAAGTGTCACTGGTTTACTAGAAACCAACTCACCAACATACTCACCACTTGTAGCAACTACTGCTACTATATCACCTTTTTTCATAATAACTCCTATTAGTCTGAAAAGAAACTGGATATTGTTCCTTTAGGATTCTTACCTCTATTAATTAAATTGAGACCAGCTGCTTCTGCTTCTAGTTTCTCTTTAAGAGGTTGAGACAATAACCTCTTTGCAGACTCGGGTTCTACATTGTTTAGTTCACAAACTTTTACAATTGCAGACATGATATCTGCACCCCTTCCTCTGACTATTAAACGTTCTACTTGTTCTGAAAATTCTTTACGGGTAATCATATTAAAACCTTGTGTTGTATCTGTTATCGGGGTCTACTTCGTCTGCAATTAAAGGCAGTCCAAAGAAGTGTTCACAATCCCATGAGTCATAGTTGTTTTCAAATAACCAGTCATGTCCTTCTTCTTCAAGTAGTTCTTCCATTTCGTCTTCGTCTGCTTCACTACCTTCTGCAAGGTGGATATAATAATCACGTCCACACTCGTCAAAGGATTCTATGAATTCGTTCTCTTCAAACTCACATGGTTCCATATCACCAGTTGCATCTTCTGAAAGATATGCTTCTAGTTGTTCCTTCTCTTCCTCGTTAGTAATCTTAACGATATATGCACCACTTCTCCATAGTGCTTCTATGACTACTCTATCTTCATTGTCATTGTTCTTAAACACTTCACGTTCAGTGTAAGACTTTTTAAACTTTGGGTAGATATGATATTCTTTTCCAACTTCAATTTGCATTTTATTCTCCATAATGAAAGTTATCATTCCAGTCTCTAACGATACTATAGTATGCATAGTAAGTTGGACTAGTGTCGTGAACACCGAGACCACCTTTTGCATAATCAGTTGTTAGATATTCGATAAGATGGTCTGCTTTGTCTAACACTTCTTCTGTTATATCTTCCTCACTGTCAATTCCAAGATACTCTAATAGTGTGTCATATGCACTATCGTATGCTTGAGACTCAACCCACTCATCACCTTTAGAGATTATCTTATTCCAATTGAAATCTCCTTCTAAATTAAATTCTTTCACTTCACTCATTTTATACTCCGTATACGTTTTTATATCTGACTCGTAAGTCGTTTAGTTTATCAACATAGTCAAGTGGGTCTGCAGAAAATATCTGAAAGGAGTTATGTCCTTCTATAGCTACTAGTGCAGTAATCTCTTCGATTGCTTGACCTGTAAGTTCTTCAACCATTATTGCATATGCAGTCATTTGGATAAACCAACTTTCTGCCATATAATCCTCTTTGAATTTTGCACTGGTTTTGAAGTCTATGATACTTAACTGGTCGTTGAATATTCCAACACAATCTACACGTCCAGCCATTTGTAATACGTTTGAATAGAGTGGTGCTTCAAGTGCAATCGGTATGACCTCGTCTAATACTGGTTGCATAGCTTTAAACATTCCTTCCTGTAGAACGTTATCAAACTCTATAAACTCTTTTTCTTTTCTTAAATAATCTTCTACTAATGAATGGAAGTTGGTTCCACGTTTAGTTGCTTGTGCAGTAATCTTGTTTGCAGTCTCTTCACCTACACGTTTTCTCCATAACTTAATATGGTCACGTGATAGTAGACCAGTGACACTCGTGACACTTGGGTAGTAGAAACTTCCGTTTGTATCAGTGTAGTATCTCTTACCATCTTTGTTTGTTGTTTTTAAATCTAATAACTCTAAGTCTGATAAATCTACTAAAGTTGTTTTTAATTGTGTCATGTATCTATTTTACTTCTTTCTTGACTGTATGTCAATATGTTTTTTAATAGTATCTCTAGTCTGAACTTCTTTTGTAGACTTTCTATGATACCTTTCTCCCAGTGGAGTATCAATATTGTTAGAGGCAATCTTAGACATTACTTCTTGAAACCCACTATCGGTTTTAACTCTGTCTCCATGTCCACCAACTGTATCGGGTGCAGTAAGGATAACTTGTTTAAGGTGTGGATTGTCTTCTTTGAATTGGTCTAACTTAGTGTAAGACATAATTCTCTCTTCGATACAATCTGTTTCCAAATTTTGGAATGTGTAAGTCGGCATTATATACCTCTGTCTTGAATATGTTGTTCTACAATCTGTATGACTTTCTTTTCGGAATACCAAATACCACTGAACATTGATTCAGTTCCGTCTTCCCATTGAACGTGATATCTTTTATAACCGAATGGTCTATCTGAAAAGATTCTAATATCACCATAACTCTCAACTAACACTCTCATACTATACTCATAAAATGTGGAACTGGTCTGTCTGTCCACCTTGCAAATTCTTTCTTGTAGATTGCATAGTATTTATGGTATGCATCAAGTGTTGATTCTGACTTAACATCTTCAGGCATACACTGAGGTGGTTCTGACCAATCCCCAAGTGGTATATTATGTGGTAATCTATTGAGTAGACCCCTAAGCTTAGTATCAGTTAAGTGTGTCTTCTCATAACGATATGTGTATTCATCACATAGTGCAGTAAACATATCATATGCATACTGATATTGAATTGCATTTTCTCTGACCCAACGTGTAGAAGGGTGATTGATATGTGAAGCTTTGTATAGAACTTCGTCCATGTTAGAATTTTCTAGTTCCCACCTTTGGATTCTACGTCCACTAGAAGAATCTGTATATTGTTCTCCATCTAACATTCTATGTGCAGTGGATAACATTTGTGCATACTCAATAATCATTTTGACTACGTGTTTGTCACAATGCAGTTCTGCACTAATCCATGGGTCTTCGTCTAAGTAAAATAAATTCATAGTTGTTTAATCTCCAGTAAGAACTCTTCGACATTTTCCCATGTCAAGTGTCCGACAACATCTTCAGTTATACCACTAGTATAACACAACTCTTCTCCTTCGAGAACCGCTAATTCCCACAAACCACTTTTACCACCATAACTTCCGTCATGTTTAACTATCGAAGCACCATAACCATTTGGAAATTTGTAGACATGTTGCACTCCACCATGAACATAGTTAGTCTCTTTTAAAAACTTCCTAAAAGGACTGTCACTATTCTGACTTGCCTCTAAAGGATTTAACAATACTCTCTCTCGTCTTGAGAGTTGTGCATTTTCTTTTTTATCATACATAATTTTCTCCTATCTTTATGTTGTCGTCATCATCAAATGGACAACCATTGTGTCCTATCATTGATTTGTTTTTTTGTTCTTCTCTCCACCTTAAAAAGTCTATTGCAACTTCTCTAGTTGTATGTGTTAGTGTTGATACCTTTTGTTTTTTCATTTGTAAAAGATGTGTTCGTTGATAACTACAGTCTCATTCAATGAGTCTGACCAATACGGATTAACGTATACACTATGGTAGTGTGTTGCACCTTCAGTGATATCTCCGTATCCACCTTGCACTACGTTCCTTGCAATGTTGAGTGAAGACAACCACGTTGGACTATCCACTGGGTCGTCTGACTTACCATCACAGAACCAACTGAATTGACACTTATTCCTTATAGGAACTTCATTACCTTTCCAGTTTGTTTTCCACTTTGCTTGATAGATAACACCACATGCAGTTGTTGGGTAGTTAGGGTGTTCAGTCCTATTCAACACTACTTGTGTCACTGCAATTTTACCTGCGAGTGGTTGATTACCTGCTTCAAAATAAATGTTTTGTGCAAGACAATAAATCTCATTGTTTGCATCTGAGGCTTCTATCTTCATTGATAATGCACCAGTTAAAAAACCTAACATTGCACCAAATAGTAAATAGTAATATCTCATTTTTAATTCAGTCTTCATAATAACTCCTATAGTTGAAATAAAATTAATGATAAGAGAAATCCAAATAACATTCCCATCATAAAGGAATTCATCATATCGTTTTGATTATACATTATGCAACTTCCCTTTGTCCGTTCCAGTTCTCACCATTACGATTAAAGTTGTCAACAATCATATCAACAACCTCTGTTGCATTGTAAGAAGTTCCACCGATATTCCATTGACATTCTTCGAGAGGAACATACCCATACTTCCATGCATAGATAGTGACTGTTTCATATTCCCAGTCGTCATAATCAATCTCGTCAACATTGTTTGCATCATAATACTTTGCATCAATGACCCACTCACATGACACTTTGTCATATGGGTCTGCACTAGTGAACGTTGGAGGCCCCAACACTGCAACCAACCTGTCGTAGGTTGTAAATTTATATCCCTTTAGGGAAGTTCCACCCGATGTCATATCGGGAGAACAAACTTCGTAATCTTTAATTATCATAACTTTCTCCTATCTTAAATAATCGGGGCCGTATTTTCTCATACCAGTAATTTGGTATCCATCGAAAAGGTTTCCCCTTGGTGCATTCAACGCTGGTGTATTCCAACCAGCAGACATTAAAACGTCACCACATTTGAATGTGATTCCACTTGATTTAGTCCAATCTGATTTGTTAATGAAACCCCAAACTGAACGTTGGTTTCCACTGTTCATAATGACTTTGATATACTTCCTAGACACTTTGTATTCATAAGAATACTCTGTAAGTGTAGGGTATTGTCTTAAGTGTTCCTCGGTTAAGTCTGCAACCAGTTTGTCACATAGTTGTGATAACTCTTGTTCGGTATTAACCTCGTTTACTAGTTCTGAAAGTTTCATATTATCTCCTTGTTTTTTCATTATATACATAGTATAACAAAAAGTGACACCCATTGTCAAGTTTTTTACTTATCTTTTTTCTCCCATGGGAAGGGTTTGTTAATGTGTAATCCTACAAATACCATACTAAACATAATGATACATAGTAAGGTTCCACCTAAAAATCCAATTTCCATATTGTCTCCTAAAATTCGATAGGAATAGAAGGGTGGTCTATACCATACTCATCTAAGTAAGTGTAAACTGCTTCTGTTTCCATATCATTTAAATCTGAGAAGGATTTGAAACTAGTCCATGTAGTTCCAATAGTGACCAGTTTATTTCCAGCAGTCACAGCTGCATTCCATAACTCATCATTCTTAGGGAATAGTTCATTCTTCTCTGCAAGTGTTATGAGATTTCTACCCATACGCACAATCTTGTCTTCGTTTCTACTATAGATTGACATATTAACACCCACTCGTCATGTGTGCATATGCATCGGGACAATCTTTAATCCCACACATACATGTATCATCATCAAACATGTCACCTTGAAAAGGATTCATGTCTTGTGCATTGGTTGTTCCATAAGTTGCAAGATTCATAACATCATCTGCTGATAACTTACCATCTGTTTGTTGTGCAATTAGTTTTGCATGTTCTATATTCATAGTGTTTCTCCTTGATTTTCTATACTACTAGTATACTAAAAACTGATAGTCATAGTCAAGCTATTTTATAAAGTTTTCTAAATTCATTGAAAGAACTTCATTAAGTGTTTCACTAACTTGTTGTTGACCAACATTACTTTTCTTAATTCCCTTTGCAGTCTTTAGTTTTTTCTTGAGTGCTTTCTTTTGAATAGTCTTCAACTCTTTTAAAAGAAGAGGGTGATTCAAAGGAATCTCTTCATTAGGAAGTTCTTCATCAAGTGTATTGTGTTGTGCAATCTGAGGATATATCACACCTAACGAAATGATATCTTCCATTTTTAGATTTGGATTTTTTCTTGCATAGTCTAATAACTTATTGAATCTTTCTAGTGCAAGATTATACTCATTGACAATTTGAGCACGTGATAACCATGGATTTTCTTCTTTCATAAATTTATCAGTGACATATACATTTGCTTGTGTTCCTATTTCACTTTGAACAAATTTAACAATTGCATCGAAGAAAGTGTTATCTGCATAATCCTTAGTAAAGGTTGTTCCATATTTGTTTAACTTGTCATTGTATTTCATTTCGAGTGTATACTTACCCCAAGTTTTTTTATACTTCTCATGCAACCTTTCGATTGCTTTTGCAGTAAGACTTGTAATCTGAGATTGAACTTTTGCAGCTGTCATGCACTCTTTAATTATTTTGTTTTTATTATTACCATGTGCATTAGGCATAATTTTATCAATGTATTCTGCAATTGCTTTTTTAGATTTAATCAGTTTACGTTTTCTTATCATTTGTGCAACATATACAACTGTAGAACCACCTTTACCTTCTATACCTTTTGGTATTTCTATATTAGAACCTAATCCAATAATACCTAAGTTCATGTCGTCTGCTTCTATGACTTCATATGCCATACATTCTAAATCTATACTTTTATAGAATGCAGTTCTATGTGTTCCAACAATAACTCTATAACTAGATTTATCAAAATCAATATTTCCATTTTTGTCTTTAACTGCGTGAGTTAATAAAACTACACCAATGGGTTTGTTGTAATCAAAAGAATGGTCAAACATATTTGGAAGTTTTGTTTCTACATAATCTTCCAGTAATTGAAGTCCGTCCCTAAAAGGTTGAATACGATTACCATATTGGTCATAGTAAAAATCTATTTGTGAGAGAGGGGGTTGTTGTATACCATGAGATTTATATTCTGCAGAATGGTATTTGTCTGTTCTAAAGAGTCCTGCGGCGATTGCCTTCTTGATAACTCTAGGTTCGGGTCTATCCTTTAGTTTGAGCGGATATAACTCTTTGTCATTTATTGACATATTTACTCCTTGTCTTAAATCAAATATTTCTTATACCTTGTAAAAGAAAAAATTGAATTTTAATTTATAGTATTATTATAACAAAAAACTTCTCTATTGACTAGAGGGTTTTTTGTATTTCATCTAATTCTGCAATCTTCTTGTTGATAATCTCAATCCTGTTAGGCCAGTAGATGTATTCCTTGTCTGAATCCTTTGCAAGATTCTCAAGGAGTGGTCTAATAAAGTCGTCAAGGTTTTTGATAACTTCAGTTGCAGTTGTGGTCTTTTCTATTATCTTAGTGTCAACTGACGCAAGTTCGTCAGCGTCCATTGCAGTAAAACCAAAATCGTTGTATTCTATACTCATAGTATTATTTAGTAAACCTATCCATGTCTCTGAGTGTTTCTTTATCACTCTGAACTGACTGGTAGTTTGCATGTGCTTGTAGTGTCACGTCTGCAATCTCATAGTCGGGATAGGACGTAATCAGTTTGTAGATAAGTCCAGCAACGTCTTGGTGTTTGACACTAGGTAGATTCTCATCGTTGAGAAGACCTAAATTGATTGTGGTCATTTTATATCTCTTCTTAGAATTGTATTGTAGATTATTTGCAAGGTGATTGAGTTGTGCTTTCTCACTTGCATACATATAACCTTTTGATATGTTTGGTTGACTTGCACGACTGGAGATATTGATAATGTATTTTGTCTTCTCACCTTCCCACGCTTCATGTGCAATGGATAGAATCTTTGCTTGGTCTTCATGTGCAAGATTGATTAGAACATCAGCAGGTTGATAACCACCGAATACCCAACAGTTCCTTCCATTCATTGTTATGTCTTCACAACGAATTGGGTCTACTCTAAAGGTGTCCCCTAAATGTGGTGTTGCTTCTAGTGTGTCTTTAATTATCTTTGCAAGACCACTACTTCCTGTTATTGCTATTCTCATTATTCAATCCAATCTATATTAATATTCACTCTGATATTTTCGTCTGTCTGTCCGACACTACGATGTTTAATATCTCCATTGAAGACAACTAAAGAATTTTCAATTGATTCTAATTTAGTTCCGTCTTCTAATTCTGTATAACCATTGCAAGTGTTTATACCTAAAATCCCAACTGTATGTTGTTCATTCATATCCACATGATATCTACACATAGGATAATTTTCTTCACCTCTAAGTGTCTGTCTTGGGTGACAGTTTATTTTCATACGAATTAATTTAGTCATAGGTATCCGACTTACTATTGGAACACCTATCTCTTGAAACATTCCAGTGTCATCAACTTCTTCATCATTCACTATGACTGTTGCAAAAAGAAACCCCTCTGTATCTTGGGGGTCTGTCATTGCATGTCTATAAAACCATGGGAAGTTTCCACCCATTAAGTCTTTCTGTAAATTTTCGAATATCTCTCTTGGTAGAAAGTTATTTATTCTTTGGTGATTCATAATAATCTTTTATAATATCAAATGACGGCTTACCAAATAAACTTCCGTCTACACTACACTTGTTGCACGGGGACTTACTTCGGTCTCCCTTCATTAAACGTTTCCTAATCTTTGTCATAGGTTTAGAGAACCATACGTCATGTAAAGACATAGTCAATAGATTCCCTACGACATGTTCTCTTCCCCAATCATTACTACAGAACAATACGTCACCATTCCAGTCCACAAACATTTTATAGAAAGGGTAGTGACATGGTTTACCTTTTAGATTCTCTACAGTGTCGTCTTCAACACCAACCCAATCAACGACACCACTACGATTGTTAAGTATCAGTCCGTGTTTCTCAAAGTCTCCCCAATGCATTCTGTATCTGTATTGGTCTTCATGCACTCTTGCTTCTGCTAACATAGTGTCGAAGTGTTGCATCTGTTCTATCCCGTCATACAGATTGATATAAAGTAAATCTAATCCACTCTTATACAATCCGTTAATGTAATCTATGTCTAACTTATCTCCGTTAGTATTACACTCTAGTGTTGCATAAGGTAAGTTATATCTAAACACCTTTACGATTTCTATGAAGTCGGGGTTAAGTAAGTTCTCACCAAACCCACTAAAGGATATCTTACCTCTGAATCCATTGTCTGCAAGTTCTTCTGCAATCGTTGTTGCACCTTTAATGGTTAAGTGTAGGTTTCTGTTAGGGAAAACTTTAGGGTCGTGTCGTGGACAAAACACACAAGTTCTATTACAAAGTTCTGTAGTGTTAATCTCTACAGTGAGAATAGAATCTAAAGGTGACTTACCTTGGACTGAGTTCCAATGGAGTGCTTCCTGTTTTTTCCTATGTTCAAGAAAATCGAATTGGTCAACTGCTGTAATTGGGATATTTCTAGATTCCATGGTTTAACAGAGACTACACTTGACGTGTCTTTCTGTTCCTGTTTGTTTTTCACTTTGATATTCATAACGAATTTTATCTCCTATATTAAAAAAGTTAGAGGGATATGCAATGAACACTGAACACGTTAACTCGTCTAGTTGTTCACTCATAGGATTTCCTCCAATCTTATAATAGTATGTAGGTAGATAATTTGGTTGTGTTTTGGTATCTAAGTGTAGACATGATATAAGAAGAGAGTTATCTTCTTCATACACAATTACTTCTTCCTTATAAAGAAGACCACTCTTCATGGCGTATGCATAAGGGATTTCTAAACGAATTCCCTCATGGTTTAATTGTGGTTGATATCTAGGACTTACTGGGTGAATAGGTTTTACTTCTGAATCTTTAGAAGTATCCACCATCTCGTCTATTATCATCGTCTTCTCCTTTTACTGTTTCAGTTGCACTAACAAATTCATCAGTTTCTTGTAAAGACTCAATTAGACTTTCTGTTTGAGTTGCAATACTTTCAATCATTGCATCTTTAGTATCAGTTGTTGACACTTCAAAGTTTAGACCTTCTGCAACTTCTTTAATCTTAGATTTAGTCATTCCCTTTAGTTCGTCTGCACTAGGGATAACTAACTCTTCAAACTCTTCTTCAACTTCTTGTTCTTTTGCAGCGTCAATTTTTGCTTGAACTGACTCAATCATTTCTTCTTCAGAAGAGTAGGTGTTGATTTTTTGTTCTTGTGAAATAGGTGCTTCTATACTATCACCAGTTTTCAATGTTTTCTTACCAACGTTAGAATTTGTAATAGGGACTGCACCAGTTGTTGCTGGTTTAGCATAAGTAGGTTCTGTTGTAGTGTCTTCTTCTGCAACCTTTATATCAGGCATTGTGTCTTCACCACTTGACCATGCACCACTGTAAATTTCTTTACCTTCTTGTTCTGCAGTGTCTTCAAATGATTGATTGAATTGTTCTTCGTCAATTAAGTCTTGTGCAGCTTGGTCTAGTTCATCTATCTCTGATTCAGATTCTACTCTGTCAACTTCTTCTAAGAATGCTTCAATACCTTTTGCATCTTCGGGAACTGGTAATTCGATTGTAATAGATTCTTCTATTGGTAAATCAAATCCGTCTTCTTCTGTTTCATCACTTCCGAATAACATTTCTTCTTGGGGAACTTCTGTTTCTGTTTGTTCTTCCCAAGTGTTAACTTTTTCCTTTGCAGATTCTACGTAATTATTAAAACCTTCGTCTGTTGATATGTTAGTGACTGGTGGTTGAGTGTTTGACTCACCTTCGGGATTAAGAAGTCTTGCCATTTCAAATGCTTTAGAAGTCTTCTTAGGTGCTTCAGTCCTAGTTCCCTTTTGAATTGTTTGAGGTGGTATTGTGACTCCATGGTCTGCAGCGAGTGTTGCAGCTTCTTCTTTAGTAAGTTCTACAAATCCGTCTGCATTTAAGTCACCTGCTTTAACACCAATTACTCCGTCACCATTTAAGTCAACATTAACTCCATGTGACGCAAGGATTGCTTCTAGTTGTGCAACTTTAATCTCTTCTGCTTTTCTTAGTTTACGTTGGTCTCTAATTTTGTCAACTAATTCTGCTTTCTCTTTTTCGATTGCTTCTGCTTTTGCAATTCTATCTGCTTCAACCAATGAATTCAATTGTCTTTGTGCAGTCTCAACTGCAAGATTGTAATCGGTTAGACCTTTGTTGATTTCGTTCCTTACTCCAATCACTGCATCAAGTTCGTCTATCTTAATTTGACCACTCTTCAAATGTAATTGTAGTAGTGTAGATATTGCTTGTGCAGAACTAGGTGCAAGTGCAATCTTGTAATTTGCAATACGTTGCTGAACTCGTTCCAGTTCAGTTGGTTCTGTAGGTGCTTGCTGTGAGGCAAACGTTGGGTTCACATTGTTGTCCATTAATTATACTCCATGGAGTCCTACTCGACTAGAAGTTTACACATAGAAGTTAATATTAAACTTCCTTTTATTTTATGTATAGTCTCTGAGGACATTAATATTTATTTATTTTATAACTTCGGGGAAGGCTTTTTGTGCAACATTTTTAGTAATGTTCTTAAATGGCCATACTCCGTCTTTTACCAATTCCATTAACTCTGCTTCCATTTGAGGTATACCTTCTAGTAATTGAATCCACATTGTTTCTCTACGAGTTTGTGGAACCTCTTCAGTGACAAAGTATTTAAACTGTCTAGACTCAAATCTTAAAGAAGTTTGTGCAAGGTCTGAAGCTGGTGCTTCGTCTCTATTGTAAGGTGTCTTACCTTCAGGCAATGTTGAATTGATATTATCATCAAACACCCATTGTAAGACTAGTTTCACTGCACCATTTCTTTCTGAGAAAACTCTAATACCTTGTGCAGCTAAATCTTCAGATTCTTTTGCAACTAATTCTGCTTGACATAATATTTCATACACGTCTGCGTCTTTAGGTAATTCAGTTCTCTTTGTAATGAGTTCTAGTTTTGGTTTATTGGGAGCACCTTTTGGTCTACCCCTTCCTTTTTTCTTTGTTTCCGTCATAACGAAAAATCTCCTATGTTATCTAACAACTCATTTAATCTATGAGTTCTTAGGTAGTCAAAAACTTTACCTCTTACAGGTGCAGTCTTTTCAAATTCACTTAAAATGCTATCTTCCACATTCGGTGGAATGAAATCAAAATCAATAAGTGTTTGATTTCTTAAATAGTTCCTATAGTATTTATCGTCATTTTCAATCGATATTCTGAGATACTTTTCTTTGATTGGTTTACGTAATGGTGTCTGTCTGATTCCCTCTACCATACAATCATCACTTGAGAGTATGTTAGGGATTCCGTCTGACTTATCACCCGTTAATATATGTTCTTTTAAAAAGAGTTGTGGGTCAACACAATCGATAAACTTGTTTAGATTAGGACTCCACTGTCTCACATCATTATATGCATGTAATTGTTGGAAGTCTTTATCACCACTCACAATGAGAACTGGTTCCTTTGCATGTTTAACTAACACTGCAATGATATCGTCTGCTTCACACTTCTCAACATACATGTATCTGTATGGAAAGTTATCTCTGAGTTCGTCTTTGATAACCTGTAGTGTATTAAAGATTGTTCCCCAATCTTTATCATCTGCATCACGAGCTTTCTTTCTGTTTGCTTTATACTGAGGATAGTATTCTCTCCTCCATGGATTACCTGCGTCTGTGCAAAGAACTATCTGTCCGTATTCGGGTGCATATTTCTTTTGGTAATTTCTAATCGAGTTAAGAATCATTGGACGAAGTTTGTCTTCGTTTAATTCACCACCATTCAGTTTCAACTGAACCATCAAACCAGCAATTATGGTTTGAGTAAAATCTATAAGTATCATTTAATCACTTTTATCAATAATGTATTTTTGGTCAATAAATCGTTTCCGTCTTTTAGTTTAGAACGAGGTATCTCGTCTATAAAATTCTTTGCAATAATATTACCACCTTTATATATTCTATCAAGCAACTTCATATCTGTCAAGGTCTTTTCTTGACATGAGTTGTAATCAACTATTCTTGACCCTTTAACTGATAGACCACCATAGGTTTCAAACTTGGTGAACTTCTTACTTGCAATATTATAAGTGAACAAATATGTTGCACGAATAATTTCTTCGGGGTCAATCGAGTGATACTTTCCATGTTGTTTTAGAAACGGAAGTTTACTGACTAACTGTTTTGGTGATTTAGGTTTACGTGGTTTCTTAATAGGTTTGTATTCAGAGACATATTTGTCTATGTCTTTTTCAAACAACTCTAGGTGTTTAATAACTTTTACTTTCTGTTTAGGTGTTAAAAAGTTATAGGCTTCTTCTAACTGTTCACACGATTCTTCGTTCTTAATCTCATACACGATATCTTGTGTGAATCCTTTCATATACTTGACTACCTTTCCACTGTATTCAAGTTTCGTTAAATAGTTATACATAGAAAAAGAAGTTGTCTTCTTATCCATAAGTTTATCTATTTGTGCTTCTACTTCGTCCAAGGCACGTTCTGCCTTCGTCTGCATTCGTTCTTGGATTGTTGGTTTATTAATTGCAATACTCATAAAATAAATTATAACAAAAAGTTTAAGTCATTGTCAAGTTAGTTTTCTTCTGCAGTATCGTGTTTGTTGGTCAATAGGAATTTCCTAGACGGGTTAATCATTAAGTTTGCACGATTCATAAAATCTCTATTTGCAAGAAAAGGGATTTTACCTCTTTGGTCTAAACTGACTTCTTGTTCATATATAGTATTTAAGAAGTTTAACTCACACTTAACCACTGGTCGAGTTTCAGCAGGTTTGAGTAATGTAAGTTTTCTGACCAAAGGTTTTTTAAACTTTTTACCATTACGTGTGAAGTGAACAACCTTACCTTTAATCTCATAAGAGTCTGCGTGAAGGGCACAAGCAGCTGCACTGTTCCCAGTGTCTAGCTTTGCAGTCATCGTCTCACCATCGACCTCTATGGTCTCGAGAACACCACATTCAGTTGCACTCTTCTTCCATATGTTTCTGTCCATGTAGTCTTCTATAATTGTTTCACAAACTTCTTCACCAATCGCATCAGAGATTCCTTGTGAACCTGGCGACTGATTGACTTCTAACATATAAGGTGAATCTTTTTCTCTGTCTTTCGCAGGAATAAAGTCAACACCAACCCATTGTCCGTTTACTGCTTTTGCAGCGATAAGACAAGTTTCTTTTTCTAGTTCTGTTAATTCAATCTCTTCTGCTTCTGCACCTTGTGAAATGTTAGAACGGAAATCGTCAATGATTTTATTTCTTCTCATTGCACCTATGATTCGTTTGTTATTAATCATAACACGAACATCATATTCCATTTCAATATATTCTTGAATTAGGATATCACAATTAGGGTCAATCTTATACACTAGACTCACTGTAGACTGCAGAGAACGTTCCGTTTCAACAAGTAATACACCAACTCCCTTTGCACCTTGAAGTGTCTTTAGAACCATTGGGAATTTGTTTCCTAGTCTTTTTGCAGCTAAGTCTACAGTCTCAGAATCTTCGTTTGGAATCAAAACTGTTTTCGGTTGGTTCATTCCAATTTCTTGTAGTCTCAAATAAGTTCTAAACTTATCTGCACACACTTCGATACACTCCCTTGAATTAACTACAGGGAATCCGTATCTTTCTATCTGACTGATTAAATCTAAGTATGAATCTTTTGCTGTGACAGCACCACGAACCATAACAAGTGTATCTGCATCTAATTCAAATCCTTTTTCGTCATCTTGGTTGTGAATCGTAATGACTCCGTTATCGTCACGTTCAATATATGCACCATTCACTTTAACACTATACACTTCACAACCACTTTCTTTTGCAATAGTAAATAGTTTACTGGAAGTTGAACTGGGTTTCTTTACTACAGGTTTGTCTGCATTCTTCTTTGCCTTCTTGACCATGCGACGTTCTGCAATGATTACAAGTCGGTATGGTTTATCATTACTTTTTTCCTCAGTAATGAGTTCGTTGAAAGATAACAAGTTTTTATTCCTCATGTTTAATTAATTGAACAAATTTTTCTGCGTCTATAACCACTAATGGTTTGTGACGATTCCTTTTTATAACTACAAGGGGTTCATACCCTTTGCAATTTTCAGAAGCTTGTTCGTATGCTTTCCATACGTTGACGGCTTCTTGATTCTTACATTCTATACTAAATGGAAAAACGTCTCGACTCTGTCTACCGAGTATAATGTCTTCCCCTTGTGAACCCATAGGTCTTGATTCTAAATCCTCTGAATCGAGTCCTAGTGTCTCTACAAGGACATTTGCAAACCACTGTTGTAGTTTTCTTCCTTTAGCTTTTGCTGATGATGTTTTCATTGAATTGCACACTCACTCCACAACCACATGCTGATTGTTCATTTGGATTTATGAATTTAAAAAATTCATTTAATCCTTCTTTAATATAATCTAATGTCATACCCTCTAAAAAAGGTTGACTGTTTTTATCTATAAGAAAAGAGAACTTACCATAGTCTATGACTTCGTCTCCCTCTTGATAATTGTCTTCTGCAAAAACATATTCGAAACCAGCACAACCACCACCAGTGACACCAAGTCTTACTGACTCAACTTTTCTTTCTAGTAGTTTTTGGATTGCAATGTCTGAAACCTCTATCATAGAGTTATTTATGTTAATTGACTTTCTTCTTAGGATAGTTCGTTCTTTTATCTGCAATTAATTCGTAAGGGATATGAATGTCTTGGTCTTCGGGAATATATAAATGATTAATCTCTGAACGATTACATGTAGAGATTGCGTCATAGATATTCTCAACCAATGATTCACCACCTAAGTTGAATGAAGTATTAAATATAATCGGTGTCCCTGTTAATTCACCAAACCCTTTAATTAAATTATAATAATTAGGATTCTGTTCTTCGGTCACTGTCTGTATACGACATGTTCCGTCTGCATGAACCAGTGAAGGAATCTCGTCATATGCTTTTTGTTTTGCTTGAATCGCAAAAGACATGTTCGGTGATTCTTTAAGTTGCAACATTTCGAAATACTCATGAGCCTTTTCTGCAAGGATTGAACCTGCGAAGGGACGATAGTCTTCACGTTTCTTAACTTCGTTAACAATTTGTTTTGCATGTGGGTGACGTGGGTCAAAGAGAATACTACGATTACCCAATGCACGAGGCCCCCACTCAGAAGTGTTCTGAAACATTCCAACGATTTGTTTGTTCTCGATTATCTCTTCAAGAACATCATTTAAATTTCTATGTATCCGTGTTAGTAGCATTATTCTCTTCTCCAGTTTTCATTAAATATTCTAAGTGTATACAAGCACCAAAAGCAGTTCCTCCGTCATGCGGAATAGGGTCTACGTAAAATTGGTGTTCGGGGAAACGACTTAAATATTTGTAGTTGTTCGTGCAGTTAAGTGCGTATCCACCACTTAATAATATATTCTTACAGTCGGGATTCATGTCGATTCCTTTTTGAATTGTTTTACAAGTCTCTTCAAATGCATTGAGTTCTAACTCTTGTGATATGGAGAATTTATTAAAACGTTTATAATCTGAATCAACAATACCATAACTTGCCATACCCATGACCTTTCCTGCGGCACGTCCTTGGTCGTCACAACCCAGTGCATGACTCATATTACTGAAATCCATACCATTGGACGCACGTGACGTATACTCATAGATAACTCCGTCTACGTCCTCTACGAGGTTCTCACCCATATAATCTAGTGTTCCTTCCTGTTGATTCGGAAAGTTTGAACCTTTTAAATCACCAAGGAATCTATGATTACTTGATAAGACCCATTGACGTTTTGCTGGTTGGTTGGGTGACATTCTATAGATAGACTCAATCTCTTGATACCCCGCCATAGTGTCATAGTTCAACCTTGCACCACCCCCGTCCATAACGATTGCGATTGCGTCTTCCTTTTGTTCTATATACGGACTTAAGTGATAACCACAATATGCGTGATATATGTGGTGTTCAAACCAAAAATAATAATCGTCTACACCTTCGAACTGACCTGCGAACCCGTCATGAATATATTCCTCTACGTGTTCACCACCAAAACCTATTCCGTCAACAACACCAAACTCACCAAACTTCTCACAAAAGTCTTCACACCTTTGATTGGTCATAGGTTCACTACGAACATAATCTGCAACCTCAATAGACAACATACGATTCTCCATGAGTTTCTCGTTGTTAATGTGGAGTTGGATATTACGTCTGTCAAAACTTGCCATGACCAGTTTATCGGGTGTCTCTACACCACCTTTATGGATACACTGGAGTTGGTCGGGGTAGGTTGTCTCAAAACCCTCGTCACCTTGTTGCATTGCAAGAGGTGTCCAGTATTTTTCACGTCTGAAACGTTCTTCTTCGTGCATGAAGTCTAAAATACCAGTCTCAGTATCGTATTGACATAAGGAAGTGTCGTGGCTTGAATTAATTCCAATGATTTTCATAATATATTTCCGTGTTTAAGATTCTTTTTCTTTTGTTTGTGCAATTTTCTCTTTGATTGCAGTGTTGACTCTTTGTAAATCGACAACTTCGTGGGTGAGTTCTTCGAATAAACGTCTTTTCCCTTCTTTAAAACCACTTCGGTAAGAAAAAAAGACACATGCACCAATAAAGACCAAGTGTATGAGTAATAAATCCGTTTCCATTATACTATATAGTCCTCGGGTTTATCTTCTTTCTTGGTTTTATTCAATTGTTTGAGTTTACCCAGTGACCATTCGGTGCAATCGTGTTTCACCCACTGGTGGTGAATAGAAAAAAATAATAATCCCCAAAAAAGAAGTGAAAATATATATTTAAAAGTTGTCCAAGGTAATAATATTAATTCGTTCATACGATTGTTCCAAATAAAGTTCTCAGTAAAAGTGCAACACCGACCCCGTTTAATAGTATGAGTGCTCTATCTTTCCATAGGACACCTACTATACACCAACCCGTGACACCAATCAACGAGAAACAGAGGTCTATAAATTGTAAACCCTCAATTCCACGCATACTCATAGATATTAATATAAAGAAACTTGCAGTCCACTTCACATACCAATCTATGGTATATTTAGGGGTTGCAGATTTAAATATTCTATTACTATTCGCTAATTCTTTTTTATCAAACACTTCTTTAACCATTATAACCTTTCCTTAATTTATTTGTATTACCGATAATCCAATAACACTCCGTATTATCTTTCTTCCAATCCACCATATCGAACGCCTTAGACTCGTATATCATATCCAGTTCGATAGACCCTACGTGACGTTCATGTAATTTTGCATAGGGATAATCACCTTTACGAAACTCATAGTCGTATTCAAACTGCATACCCTCACAAATCCCTGTCACTGTCCCTACTCTGTCATAACCAAAGGGTTGGAGTCCTACTATAGAATAATCCCCACCATACTTCCTACGACCTTCTAAGACACCTGCTAAGGTGACACCCGACCCGACTGGAACATACAAGACACGGATATTCGGGGGTATGTTCTGCACCTGTTCAGAGATACGTTCAACAATACTCTCTCGGTGGGTCTGAGCTGCATACCCAAAGAGTATTGGAAAGAAAGGTCGCGTCTGTTGTAATTTATTCAGATTAGAATATAACACATTGTTAAACCCTTGTGACTCTGATAAGACAACTAACTCTGCACCTAACTCATGACACCACTGCATAGGAATCTGTTTCAACGACTTCTCAACAGTGGTATTCCCAAACCCTATAATGCAGTCTAAGTCAAACTCCTTCGCAACACGTGCTACAATAGGACTCTGTGGTGAATGAATACTCGCTGCGGTCGCAATGGTAGACCCACATGACTTCCGAATATAATCTAAGTTCCGTTCAACAAGGTCTCTACACTGTCGAATCTTACCACCCGAGATAAACGAATCACCATAGGGTGCGTATAAGTCCTCACGTTTAAAGTGTATATTATCTTCACAGTGTATAGGAGTATATTCAATCATTCGTCAAAATGTCTAGTAGGTGGGTGTATAGTTATTCCCATACGTCT